GAGTATGATCTGGTTTGCTCATAGTGATATTTACACTGCGTATATGTATATACTGTGTATAGTGTTAGTATAAGAGAACCACTAGCAGCGGGGTCTTAGTGTATATGTATATACACTGTATAGTCACTCAGTATGTATTGTATACTTAGGTTGGCCTACCGTGGTTGAACCATGTGGGGTGTCCTGAATGGTGGGGGATCGGTGGTATATATTGAGCGTAATATGGGGTATATTGTGGTTCAAAGTGGTGGAAAATAGGCTCAGATTAGGCCAATATAACCGAGTTTGGAGCAGTTTTTAGACGTTTTGGCACCAATTTTCACAGCCATTTTCCATTTGGTGAGGATGGTCGTGGCAGGCTATGCTAGAATAGTGCCACCTGGGTCCCACCATAATTTCACACGATTTCACACGATTTCACCATAGTCCAAACTGTTTCTAAATGTGAATACCAAAGTAAATTTTAAGGTAAATCCACTGTGCTAACAGCTCTCTACATATACTGTACATATACAGTGATGTGTGTGTATATACACTCAAACTCTGTACAGCGGGGTCTATGTATGTACACACTGTAAATACAGTCTATATATGTATACTATCAATCATTGTGCTCTATGCACGAGTTCGGATGTTCTCTCTAACTCCGCAGGACTTTATCCTTTTGTACAACATCGTATGACTGGTGTTGCTCCCTCTACTGGTTCAGCTATAATACCCACTACAGTGATACGCTGTAGTCACTGTGGATTTGCTCATTCAGCAGTTCGTTTTACACTAGAAGAAGAACAGCGTTTTTACTCAAATTATGGTCGAGATGATTACCTGGATCAACGCTGCCATTATGAGGGAGAAGTGATGCGTCATTACTTTATGCACACACGCCTGAGTAGTGATGCATTAAGGATGCGGGAGTTTAATAACTTTTTGGCTAGACAGATTCCCTCTGCTGTTCAGTTCCGTCGTGTACTGGACTATGGGGGGTTGGGCATCACTGTTCCGCAGCGTTGGACTGATTGCGAGTATATGAGCAGTGATCTCAGCGGGGTTGAGGGTCTAGCTGCGGGATTTACCCGTTGGGATGGAGCTCCTGTGGATTTCTTGATCAGTCAACAGTGTTTGGAACATGTCAGCGATCCTCTGACTCTATGGCGGGCAATGGTCAGTCAAGTCGCAGTTGGCGGTTGGATCTATATAGAAGTGCCCAATGAAGCCAACTATGGTTCGGGTTTGATACACGAACATATCAACGGATTTAACCAACAGAGTCTTGACTATTTGGCCAGTCAAGCAGCAGTTGAAGTGGAGTATTGTGGTGCAGACGCTGGCAATTGGGTTCTGTTGGGCCGGGTCAAATCCAGTTGACCGCTATGGTGATTCGATCTCTAGTGCTGAGATTGGGTTCTACTCTGTGCAGTGTTGTGGCGGGAAATAACAGAACTGCACCTTCTCGAGGCAGTATGGCTCGTTCTGCTAGTGTGCCCACTATGGCCTGGGGATTTTCAAACACTATGGGACCTGACTGTGCAGTATTCTCTAGATAGATTACTGAGCTGAAACTACAGTTTGGATGTGAGTGTGTCCAATTGAATGCTCCCGGTGGGTTGACATTGTACCAAAAGTTCACCACCTGTGGAGTTCTATCCAAACTCAATTCTTGATAGATAGGTGTCAACATATGATCTCTGATCTCATGTATTGAGTTGGATAACCATATGGGTATATCTCTATTGGTCATACTGCGGCTTTGCCACCCCAGTCTATTGCTGGCTGTACGACCCGGATCACTCTGCTGTAGTTCACGAATCTTGTCAGCCATCTGTTGACAATCAGCACGGGGTAATTGCCAACTCCATACTGAAGTGGTAAACAGTGTGTCTCTTAGTGGTGCTGCTGTTAATTTTGTGCTCATAGTGTGTATATGTATGCAGCGAAGGCTCCGTGGGGTCTAGCTTGTGATTTTATAAATATCTACTAATAACTTTGGTGTATAAATACTACTATGCGAGCACGTGAATTCCTTAGAGAACTTAAACTAGACATACCCGATCAAATGGTCTCTGTACAGATTCCTTTGAGCGCCATCAACGGGCAAAAGGGTGTGAGCCTTGATGGCGAAGATTCTGTGGACAATCCGGGCAAACGCATTGACAGCCTGGGCAGCATCAAATGGAGCCCTCCATTACAGCAGCATTTGGACGCAGTCAAAGACTCAGTGGGACCAAGTGATCAAGCAGTGAGTGTTGATCCAGAAGAAGGCAGTCCCGAAGCTGAACAACACAGTCCACATGCGGGTGCAGCCAATGAACCTGCACAGCCCGTGGGCTCAGCCAATATGATGAAGCCCGTTCAGGGCACAGTGCAGCCACAGCAGGCTCAGCAACCTGCCCGTAGAATCCCCGCAGCCACAATAAGACCCGGCGTATTGGGGTAATCGGCTATGGCCATTATCCGTACCGCTTGGAGCAGTAAAAGTCAAGGCGTCGCAGCCACTTACGTTGGCCGCAAGGGTGAAATATTCTGGGATAACGACTCAGCCGAGCTGAGATACAGTGATGGCGTAACCATCGGGGGTATACCCATTGTTGCCTCCGGGGGTGGTGGCGGTACTGGAGGTGGCGTAACAATACAGATCACGGGCTATGTTGCCAATGCTGGCCTATTGGTAGATCCCTGGACTGGTGCGGTAGGCGATACCATATTGGCCCGTGACACGGGCAATCTATACATATGGGATGGAACTAATTGGGTTGACCTAGGAGTGGTCCTGGGTCCACGTGGCTATGACGGTAGCCGTGGCTATGCAGGCAGCATGGGCTTCCAGGGGTATACTGGTAGCTTTGGACTTCAGGGTTATACTGGTAGTTTTGGCTCTCTAGGCTACACTGGCAGTACCGGAGCAGGATATGTAGGTAGTACTGGCTTTGGATACGCAGGCAGTCAAGGTATTGCTGGTACAATAGGTTATACGGGTTCCGGTAGTGGAGGAGGTGGCGGTGGAAGTCTAAGCAGCATCACTGATCTTATCACCACAGTGACCAATGTGGTCAGCCTGCGATTTGACAGCGCAACAGGACTAATTGTAACAGATCTAGGATCCGGCATAGCCCGAGTCAGCATCAACAGCAGTTTACTAAATCCCGACAGTTTCAAAAGCATAGCAGTCACGGGACAAAACACTATCACAGCCACAGGTGCAGACACCATTCGCTTTGTAGCGGGGTCCGGCATGGTGATCACTACAGATGCTACTGCTGGTCCAAAAACAGTTACATTTAGCAGTACAGGTGGTGCAGGCGGTTCAAACTCTCAGCCCTTAAAAACATTCAATATACTAAATGATTTTTCCGCACCTTTAATGGGCAGTGCTATTTTTGTACCAAATGCATCAGACGTTATTAGAAGTGTACGATTAACTAATGCAACTAGGGTAGGCAGTGATTTAATGGTAGGGTTGTATAGAAACAATGATCTATTGAACTTTTTTACACTGCCCGCGGGTTATTACACTTATAGCTACGATAGTCTATCCTACGCAATAAATAATAACGATTACTTAACAGTAAATGTTGTCAATGGATCTGGGAAGAATTTTGCCCTGGCCCTGTTCAACATTTAATAGAGAGAAACTAAATACAGTACGATTTGATTAGACGAATAATCAGCAGGAGAATTTATAAATGGCAACACTCAACGAACTTGGTAGAAATAGTGCTTCGGTCACATACGGACCGTCTAACAGCGGCGCAGAAATGTGGCCTACTTTTGCACTGGTTGACCAATGGCTTACAAACGACACACTTCAGGGATCTGTTACTGCATCCGGCACCGCAGTCACTGGAGTAGGTACAATCTTCACCACTCAATTACGAGCAGGTGACTCAATTATGATCGCAGGTCAGCCAAGGACTGTTAACACAGTTACTTCTGATAGTGCGTTCACAGTAACATCTGGATTCAGTCCAGATGTTACATTGGCTAGCGCGGTCAAGGTTATTCATGCAACAGTTACTGGTCTTGCTAGCATCACTGTTAGAGGAAATACTAGCGGTGTTGTCAGCGTGACAAACGGTAGCGCAACAGTAGTTGGAGTAGGCACATATTTCCTAAGTGACTTGACCAGCAGCGTTACTACTGCTACCCTAGCTGGTACAGTGGCAATTGGTACAGACGGTGTAGTTACTGGATCTAGTACGTTGTTCAACACTGGTGCCGATGGTAGCACAAACAGACTACAGCCAGGCGACGGTATCCTAGTTGCTGGACAGTATTTCGTTATTGGTACAGTTTCCAATGACACTAGTGCAACAGTTGTTGTTGCTCCGGGTGTTGCAATTACAAGTGGTAATGGTATTAGTAAAGCAGTTAACGGTGCAACTGGCCGAACAGTTGTTATCAATGGACGAGTGCGACAGATTACTGGTATTGCAAGCAATACGTCTATGACCGTAAATGCTGCAATGGATTTCACTGACAGTCGACATCGACTTAAAACATATCCTCGAGGTACCATTGCAGTCACTGCCGGCTCAGCCGCAGTTGCAGGTACTAATACAAACTTCAGTTGGGATTTAGTCACTGCTGATCAAGTATGGATTGGTGACGAACTACGTACATTTAGTTTTGCCGCAAATGCAACTACCGTGGCTGTATTGACTGACTATGTTGGCTATTCTGGTACAGCAATTAACGTGCTACGCCAAGCAGTTACTGGTATTGGTATCCATCGTGATGATACATATATCACGGGCAGCGGCAGCACATATACTACTGACCTACGTGTGGGCGATGAACTTATTATTGGCGGGACAGAAGCTAGAGTTATTCAAATTCTCAATGCTGCTCAGTTCAGACTAGGTTTTGATTTTACACATGATCTAGTAGATGCAACAATCTACAAAAAGAAAAAGATTCACGGTTTCATACAAGAAGGTTCACGCGAAGGCAGTGCAACTGGCGGTAAGTTTACCACAGTGACAACATCAGTAGTGACCGCAGGAACTATATACACAGCAGGAACAAACATTGTTACGGTTGCAACAGCCACTGGTTTCAGTCAGTTTGGTTTTGTTAAGATACAGGGTGCGGGCGGTCCTGCTGTTGCACTAACTGGACAATGTACTGCTGGTACTAACACAGTTACTGGTGTGAACACATTGTTTACTACTGAACTACACGTTGGCGCTGAAATTGCCATTGCTGGCCAGTACTTGACTGTTACTGCCATTGCAAGCAACACCAGTTTGACAGTAAGTCAGACTGTAACTGTCGCCTCAGCAAGTCCAATTTATCGTACTGTTCCTTTGTACACATTCATTGCCAGCATTGCTACCGCAACATTGACATTGGGTCATACAATTAGGGCTCATGTGTATAGTACTGGTGCTAATCCTCCAAGTATCTATACTCCGAGTGCTGCTACTGATTTCATTGAATATGTATACAGCGCACCAAACAAGAGTACAGAAGCTAGCACATTGTTATTCAACACCAGCTTAGATCGTAAGTATGTTGGTTTCCGTTTTTACCCATTAGTACAAGGTGGCGGTTCTGGTACAGCAATTACCACTGCTGGTTCAGCTTATAATCTAGTTGTTTACGAACGTTGGGTTGCTGCTCATAGTATGGTCAACGGTGTTGGTGTTAACCGTGCTGATCAATCAGACGGTACCACTATGTTAAGTGGTGTTGTTGATCTGATATCCATGACACAGACAACAGGCGGATTCTTGTACTTGTTTGCTAAACCTCGTTACTTTGTCTTGCAAGGTAAAACGTTTGCCAATGCACAGTTAGCATGGATCGGTTGCGTTGAATTTGAGCGTGCTCAACCAGAAGATAGTGGCGCAGGTCTTGGATCAAGCGTTGGTATTAACTACAGTACCGGTGCACCAGTTTCTGGTACACCTGGTGTAAGTCCATGGCCTTGCTATGCCTATGTCAACGGAAACAGATTCCCAGTTGGTTCTGGACAAACTCCTACGTTACCAGTTGCACATACACAACCAGTACACGGTGGTGTTCTAGCTGTTCCGCGTATTCGTGCAAGTACAGGCGATTTGGTAGGTGCTAATGCACACATTTACTCTGCATGTACAATTACAACAGGCCGTTGGGGTCACTTGTTTGAACTAGGTGGTGGCGGATCATATCAGTCAGCTGGTACTGCTGCTACCGGCGTACTTACTGGCGCCGCTAACACAATTTTCCAACCACACATGGGGCACCTGGTTCCTGTTTATACCAACGTATACAACAGCAAGCGTTTCATGTTTAGTCCTGTGGTAGTGCTTGGACCATCATATGATCCTGACATCCGTGGACGTCTATATGGATTGAAAGTTATTCCAAGCGCATTGGGTACATTGATGGATACTGTGAGTGTTACTATTGACAGCAACGACTTCTATGACGCTGGCCAACCTGCTGCTGATCACTGGGTAGTTACTGCAAGCACAACAACATTTAGAACTTCTTTAGCGGGCACTAACTTCCAAAGTACACGTTCACTAGAAGACGGTTCTACTATTATTGCCAACCAAAACCCTACGTTTGTAAACAGCTTCCGTTGGGCATTACCTGCTTAATTAAAAGCAACTTAAAAAATAGCTGCCTCCGGGCAGCTATTTTTTTGAGTAAATACTGCCATGCCAGCATTAGTATTCCCCGCACCAGGTTGTGCAAACGGTCAACGATTTCCAGATACCTTACTGGGTTTTGACATTCTGTCCAGTAGCGGAGGCACGTTTGTTAATCTGCTGAGAAATAGTAATGACTTAACTAAATCTTCTTGGATTAAAGGTTCTGCTGACGGTCCTACAACGGGCAATTATAATATCGCTGATTGGTATATCAACGATACAGATACATTACCGTTTAATGATTTATATGTGTTGGCCAACGGCTACGGCGATAACTTAATAATTACCAACACCGGTTCTGCCTACATTGGACAAGTACTGACAGTGTCCAGCAATACTGCATATACTGCCAGTTTCTTTGCCAAAAGAGGCTCTGCTACTAATATGTCTTACGGGATATATGATCTTACAAACTCTTCAACGATCGTATCGCCTACTAGTTACTATAATCAAACAACTTCAACCTACACCAAAATTAGTTTTAGCTTCACGACTAATCCTTTTACATCTGAAATTGCATTTTACCCACTTTGGACAATAGCATCCGGTAGTCCGGGTTCAGTAAACATCGCAGCCCCACAGGTAGAGATTGGTAATACAGCCACAGGATATAACTCAACATTAGACGTTAGTTTTGCTGCATTGGGAGTAGCGTCTGTTGTCAAACAATCCTACGGAATTACAAGACTATCTACATTTAGTGATCCGACGAAGAACTTTGATTCTATTATTATTAATGGACAGAGTAAAGTTAAATGGAATATAGTGAACGAATATATATTCGACAGCAATTTCTTAACATATTCTGGCAGGACTGGAAATAATGTATTAGAGATAACTGGTGATTTTGCAAGTCGACCTTATAACGTTGGAGACGTAGTTACGGTATCAAACAATGCACCGGTATATAGACAAAATTTTACAGTAACTTCTTTTACAACAAGTACTGTTACAATCAACACAACTGCAACAATTCCCTATAATGGAGCATTATTAACTAATCCAAATCCTGCTGTATTTCCTCAAAGTAGTGTATATACATCATTTACTGATTTTAATAAAGCAACTGAAGTATTTGATATTCCTCGTAAAAACTTGTTTGCAGTAACCTATGCTCCTAATACTAGAGGTGTATCTTACACGACTGATAGAAATTTCCAACAGTTTAATATACCTAATACTGGAAAAGTTAATGTAATTAACAGAATAAAAACACCGTTGATAAATTATCAACCTGGAAAAGTTACTTCAGTTATTCGACCAAGAGAAATTGCACCCAACAGACTGCCAAACGTAGTTCAGAGTTTTACAACTGCTACTGGTTTCCTTAGCCCTGCATATGCTAGTGCATGGCCTAGCGGAATTTATAAATTAAGTTATGAATATCTATTTGGGACAGTGTTGACTATAGACACTGTGTTCTTGCCAGGCGGATTTATTGGTGCACCGCAATTTGAAAATATCTACAGATTAGAATCGTTTGATAATCAAGGAGTATACGTAGGTCCAACTGTAGGGGTATCCGGAACTGATAACATTAAACCCTTTGACTCAGTTGGCGATTATATAAACGACTACTCATTTACTGCATCAACTTATGTGTTCCCGTATCCTGGATATCTATATTTTAATCCTGCACAGACTAACAGCATTCAAAGAACTCAATTCCCACTTGGTTCGTATGTAAAAGTTTCTAATACATTTACTGGATACAGTGAAGTAACAATGGTACTGGAGTCAAACCTAAATAATATCTTAGTGACTTTAGCTCCGGAGTTTCCTAATAACTATCTTGGTGGTACTACTATACAAGATGCCAGTCCTTTCTATTATCCAAAAGAAAAAGTTGTACAAGATATAGGACATGTACAACTACCAATTGAGAATATAGAATTACCAAGAACAAACTTATTCTACAGTGAATATAGACCATTAATTCCCGGCAGAGCGGTTGTATATGAAATTGATAAAGCTATTGGAAATGATACTATCGATCTGTCTCAACATATTAACAGAATGGAAACATTCCAAGATAGCAGACTACCGGGTGACTTTATACTTCCTATAACGGGACAGAATTCAGAAGTTCAGTACGCAGTCGTTAGTTGGTATACCAATGAAAGTGACACTCTTGCTGCATCTAGTGCAACATCAATTGTTAAAACTATCTACTTTCCAATACAGGGAGCTACTGTTTATGCTTCTAGTTCAACAATTAGAATTAAAAACACATCGATAAATTACGATAGAACATTTTCAGTTATAACAGGTACTAATTATAGTGTAACAATACTTGATCCAGATGATTTCCCAGCAGGATCAAATACAACAATTGAAAAAGCTGAATCTACAGTTTATCAACAACAGTATGTCAAGACAACAACTCGTCCAACTAACGCAAGAGAGAATTTATACTATTTTAATCTAGCACAAGGTTATAGATATAATTCTACTGTTAGTCGTGGTATTGCATTTGTCTCTAATACTGTTGATACAGCAGTTCCAAAAGTATCCTCAGTTACTAGATTAAAAACAACTCCTACATCGTTGACAGTAGATAAACTAACAGCATCGATTAGAGTAAAAGGAATTCCAACAGTAGTCTCATCCTCGACATTTGTAAATAGAATGGAAACATTCCAGGATAGCATAATACCGGGAGATTTTTTATTACCTATAGTAGGGCAGAATACAGAAGTTCAGTATGCAGTCGTTGATTGGTATACTAATGAAAGTGATATCCTTACTAAATCTAGTTCAACATCAATTGTTAAAACTATCTACTTCCCTTCACAAATTACTACTGTCTATCCCTCTAGTTCACCAATTAGAATTAGAGATGCATCAATAAATTATAATAGAGTATTTTCAGTTATAACCGGAACCAATTTTAGTGTAACAATACTTGATCCGGATGATTTCCCAACAGGGTCAAATGCAACAATTGAAACCGCAGAGTTTAGTGTTTATCCACAACGATATGTTAAGACAACAACGCGGCCAACTAACTCAAGAGAGAATTTATACTATTTCAATATGACGCCTGGTTATCTAAATAATCGCACATATTCTTATGGTAACACTTTTGCAACAGATAACACAATTGTTAGATCTGCAAACTTATCTAAACAGATTCAATCATTGAGATCGGATAGAAGTGGTATAACGGCTGTTGGAAAATTACGTGCAGCAAATAAAGTTAGTGGAGATACCGTAAGACTACAGATTGGAAAAACAGCTAGTGTGTCTACTGTAAGGGGAGATAGAGTTGCCACACTGTATCCAGGTGTAATACAGCCAATTAAATTTAGATTTGATACAAATCAGATATTCTTTACGCCCGGGTTAGGTAACTTGGCTAAACAGATTGCTAAATTGACTGCTGGCTACGAAGGGTTGTCAGTTGAACTGTTGGTTAAACCAATACAGGTATTAAAAGAAGATAGAGTTATTATTAATGTTGGCAAGACAGTTAATGTATCTTTATTAAGAAGTGATAACACTAGAATATCTGCTGATAAGATTGCACAATTTACTGTTAAACCAAATACAGTACAGATGTTTGACACTCCAACATCTGGAAAATTGCAATCTGCTATTGTTGTAAAAGATACAAACATTATTATAACTGTAAATCAGTTATCGAAACAGATTGCTATAATAAAAGATACTAATAGTATTGTACAACAAGGAAAATTGCAATTTGCATTTACAGTTAAAGATACTAATACTATTGTTAACACTGGAGTAATTAATAATCCTATCTTGAGATTATCCGACATTGCTAATCTATATCAATTTGGTGCAATTGAAAATCCTATTAGGTTCTTTAATAATCAATTATTCTTTACACCGTCATTTGGAAAACTTAGTTCGGCTGCAAAATTAATAGATATTATTGGAACTACTACAGTAACACAACTATCAAAACAGATAGCTGTGATAAGAGATACCAATAGTATTGTACAACAGGGAAGATTACAATTTGCACTGACAGTTAAAGATCAAGCGTACAACATTAATCCTGGTATTATTCAGCCTATTAAGTTCCTTAATAATCAATTGTTCTTTACACCTGAATTTGGAAAAACTGTTTCGATCACTAAAGTTATAGCTGATGGAAACAGATTGGATGTTGCTAAATTATCGGCTATTAACAAATTCAAAGAAGTTCGCCAGACAATTGATCCGGGTGCCATTACTAAATTTAAGTTCTCTGTATTATATTCGGCAGTATTTTTCTTACCTGATACGCTGGGAAAACTTGCAGCCGCTATCAAAGTTAAAGCAGATGACAGTAAATTAACTATTGGTAAAACAACTGCGGTCAGTAGATTAAAGGATCCAGTGAGTCAATTTTTTGACACTGGTATAACTGATAATTATTTTGATCAAACTAACTATGCTGCTATAACTGTACCTAATAGTCCAGCAGCATGGTATAGATATTTTAATATTGCACCTGGCTTTAGAGCTAGCCTAACCTATCAACAAGGTTTTGCAGTTGCGCCAGATTATACAACAATAAAATCAGATAGACTATCTACTTTTGATAATGAAGGACTAGTAACAGATCCATACTTAGATATCATTGGTTCAACAGATCCAATAGTCATAGTGACTGGTAGAACAAATCAATTTACAACCGATGTTGTACTGTGGTACATTGACGAGAGAGATGTATTAACACTGCTTCCAGTAGGGAGCGAGACATTAACCTTGTATTTTAGAATAATGTCTTGGATAACATCGCCATTTGTTGCCGGAAATCGAGTATGGATTAAGAGTAATACAACCGGCTATAATTTTTACGCTACAGTGTTGTCCGCCGATGCAGGCAGCATTACTATTGTAGAACCTATTGACTTTCCTGGAATTAGTGACATGACTATTCAGCATGTTGAGCATATAACTCCAGTAACTGTTTATTTTACTCCGCAACTTAATAAAATACCTTATCCGGTAGGATCTTATGTAAGAATTACTAATAATTTGAATACGGCCTACAGTACTGCATCAGTAATAGATGCTGGATTAAATTATGTTACTTTTAATAAACCTGCTGACAACTTTGCATTACCGGCATTTGCCAGTGCAACCATTGCCAGTGCAAGTATTGCAGTGTATCCAAGAGAGCAAGTTAGAACATCAGTTCCGTCGAATCGTGCTAGAGAAAATTTATACTATGCAGAGATGGCTCCGGGACGCAAATACGGTGTAATTAACACAGCATTTGGATCTAGCGTTTCGGAAAACAGTTTCAACATTGATCTTACCAGCATGTTGAATCGAGACAGCGTAAAATTAAAGGGCCTAACTGACAATATTGATGTGGCACAGTTAAGGAAACAACTGTTTGAGCTTCGACTACCTACTGATTTAGTGCGCCTAATTACATTTGTGGACAGATTTAAGCTAGAAGCTGATAGGATCCACGAGATACAGTTAGGAGCATCGAACGGTGTTATTCGTATACTCAAAACAGGTGATTTCAAGAAGGGCAGTAACGGTATAATTGATGTGTCTGCGCCTAGAAAAGAACCTATACAGTTTTGGAATTAACTAAATAAATTATAATTTCCACTTTAGAGGACACACAACTATGTTTGACGAATTAAATAACGCTTTCCCAAATCACACGCACTTCTATGAAGTTTTGGGCATCACAATGAACGAAGCTATGGATAGATGCGCTCGATTGACGGGCGATGACCCATTGGTAATGAATTACAATGGCAAAATTGTTTTTGCATTAAAACACGATCTAGGTAACGGAATCGAATGGATGAAGCCAGTTACTGGTAGCCCGATCGATGTAAGTGCAGAATAATTAGGAAAATACTCAAATGGCTAAACACGTAATTTTAGAAGCCTATGCTTTTAATGCTGGTACTAGAACAATTACTATTACCGGCAGGACAGTAAGGCGAGAACAGTTGGTATTGATTACCAACGTCACAACCAATACAGTTATCTACAATTTTGCAGATAGTGCATTAACTGCCAGCAGTTACACTACATCGCAAGTTTCTAACGTAGAATCTACTGTAATTGTATTAACATACAACACTGGCTCGATGAGCAATACTGACAAGTTAAGTATCATTGTTGACGAAACAAACGAAACATTCTATCCTGCAGAATACCTGATGGATGCTAATCAAAAGTTAAAAGTCAGTACTCCGCAGTCATTAATTGACACTGACTTTGAATACGGAACACAGCCAACTAAATGGGAAACTATCAGTCTATTGAATAATAGACCTAGTGCATTTTATGACCCTACCGCAGCTATCACTTTAACAGCCATCAGCGGAGCTGGTACTAGAACAGTTACACTTAACTGGAGTGGTACACCGAGTGTTGCACCCTCAGTTAGTACACCAATTTACATTCAAGATTCTGTCGATCCTAATGCCAATGGTTGGTACCTGCCTGCTACTGTCGGTAGTGGTACTCTTACCTACACTGCTAGAGCAAACGTTATTAGCGGTAGTATTTTTGATGCTACTAAAACTTATGTGTTCGTTGGAGTGTTCTATTCGGGTAGTGCTATTACTGTTAGTGCTAGTTCGGGAGCTGCTTTTACCAACGTAAGCACATTGGTAACATGTACAACAACTTTCAACCACGGCTTGTCAGTGGGAGATGCGATATATGTAGTTGGTACTACAGCAGCTACTAGCGGCCCACCGAGCGGGGCCTGGTTTGTCAAAACAACACCAACAAGCAACACGTTTACTTTTGATGTAGCTGTTGCTCCGGTTGGCGCCATTACTGCCGCCGCAGGTGCTACCCTTACATTATTTGCCCGTCCTTGGGGTAATGCTATTCACAGACCGTTTGACGGCGGCGTAAACTTTACCGCAGGTGCACCATATCATGGCAACCAATTGATTCGTCAGACTCGTCGATATTTCCGTTACCAATCTGGTAAGGGTATTATGTTCTCAACTGGTAGTTGTATGACTAGTCCGTTCATTACTGACAATATGACTGCAAGTGGTACAACAGTTACAGTTACTTGTAAATTTCCCCATAACCTATGGATTGGAGCAACTATCAAAGTTACCAATGCTGATCAAACAGCGTATAACGGAACATTTACAGTCGTATCAGTTCCAACAGACTTGACATTTACCTATACAGCTGGCGGCACCCCTAGTGCTACTCCGGCTACTGGTACATATAGTGTACAACCTAATTCTTGGTACGGTGCCTACATTCGAGTAGGTATGTTTGACAATCAGAACGGATTCTTCTGGGAGTATGATGGACAAACTATCAATGTATGTCGTAGATCCAGTACATACCAGCTGTCTGGATATATTAGTACATTGGCAGCAGCTGGTCAGATTTGTACAGGAATTAATACTCTATGGGCTGCACAGCTAGCTCCTGGAGACTTTGTTGTTATTCGTGGAATGAGCTATACTGTTGTCAGTGTTGAAAGTAATACTTCAATGACCATTTATCCGGAATATAGAGGCGGTGCTATTGCTGCACCGACTCAGTGTATTATCAGTCGTACTGACACATTAAGAATTCCACAAAGTCAATTCAACATTGACAAATTAGATGGTACTGGCGCAAGTGGCTTTATACTTGATATTACTAAAATTCAAATGTGGATGCTTGATTACAGTTGGTACGGTGCAGGTGCAATCCGATTTGGTGTTAAGAATGCTCGTGGCGAGTTTATCTTTGCACATAGAATTGCCCACGCAAACAACTTAACTGAAGCGTTTATGCGTTCTGGTAACATGCCAGCCCGATACGAAGTTAATACTATTGCTCCTTACACTAAGATTACTAGCACTATTAGCAATAGTGAAACGGGTACTATCAATGTGGTGACCACTGCTGGATTCCCAAACGATGGAGTAATGGTAGTAGCACAAAGTGGCAACACTGGTGCGGCTCTCGAATATATTTCCTATACCGGTAAAACTGCAACAACATTTACTGGTTTAACTAGGGCTCGAGTTAACCTAACCGGTCCTCTAGGATTAACTGGCGGCGGCGGCAATGCCACTCCTCAGACCTTTACTTTTAGTGCAACTGCACCGGTTGGCATTACGTATTTTAGTCCGCAATGTAGCAACACTATCAGTCACTGGGGTAGTTCAGTTATCATGGATGGACGTTATGATGATGATAAGGCAATCCAGTTTAACTTTGGTATGAATACGCCCATTACCTACGCCACAGCTGGTACACGTTACCCAGTTTTCAGTATTCGACTAGCACCTTCAGTTGACTCTGGTATAACTGGTATTCTGGGAGCGAGAGAGTTGATTAATCGTATGCAGTTACAACCAGTGGCTGCTGGTGTGTTTACAACCACTGCTGCGGTTCGTGTCGAGATATGGTTAAATTCCAGAGTTACAGGCGGCACGTTTGGTCCAGTGGGAGGCTCTAGTTTGGCACAATTTGCACTTCATGCAAATACACATGTTATTTCAAGTGGTGAGGTTATCTTTACGTTCATTGCGCCTGCTGCTGGCGTGAGCACACAGGACTTGTCAAAACTGCGAGATATTGGTAACAGTATTTTAGGTGGCGGCAGTGTACTGACTTCACCGACTACTGATGTTAACAAATATCCGGATGGCCCAGATATCTTAACTATTGCTGTTGTTCCACTTGCAGCCAATGCCTCAGTTACGGCTCGTATGAGTTGGACAGAAGCACAGGCCTAATAGCTTTATGCACTCACGAAAAAGCCCACTAAGTGGGCTTTTTCTTTATACCTTATTACTTAATTCGTAAGAGCCTGGTTCAGGACACCATCTATAGTCCACAGCATGTTCAAAGTGATGCAATTCCAATGTCTTTGGCCCGGTGTATCCAATCCAATGCTCGGCATCATGTCTAACACTGAATCCTTCTAACTGTTGTTGCATACCGTTTTCGTGTGGCCATTTGAGTACAGGAATTGTCTTGATCCATTTGCTAGTAGCCCACCAAATATTTCCGCTCCAGCAGCCGTGATGCCAATTACAACTAGCACTGTCAAATCCTGCTTGCAACGCTGCATAGCATACTCGCCACTTTTTAATATTCCAGTATTCCAGATATCTGTTCCACTTGTCGGCCACTGGCCAAGTTTCTTTACCCAAGTGTGTAGCACCCTTAGTATGGTAACGGAACACTGCAACATTATCTAATTCAAGATTGCAATCGTCGTGTAGTTCTCTTATGGAATATGTTTCATGTACAGGTGCAAAACTAGGATAAACACCAATGATGCCAAACATTTCAATATGGCGTCTAACAATAACACGTTTATCTTTAAGTATGTCGTTTCGTGATAACATCCATCTTAATGCATTGTCTGGATCAGCGTGTAGTTGCAAGACAATCTTTGCCGCTGCATCCCATAGACCTTCTTCCTTCATCATTGCAATTTTTTCATCAACAAGTTGTTCCCATCCGGGAATTTGATATATGTGATAGTAAATCCAGATTTTCATTTTGATGCTCCGAAGATTGGTTTAGCGGCTATGCTATCAGCCGGCGCTTCTAGGATAGTCCATACAGATCCTAACACTGGTGTAAGATGTATGTGACTCCTTGGCACCCAATATTTGTCTACATCAATATCCAATTGATCAACCATATTAGCAATAACGGAATCTAAGGCAATCAATGCCTGTGCTCCTTCGATTATTTTAATCCAATCAAATACTGATTCAGTTAAGCAATCATCTACGTCAATACGTTGCCAGTCGTCTGGAATATGACTTAGATCTATCGGCGCTTGATATGTGCTGCCTTTTAAGTGTGTAACATAGTAGTTGGGACTTCGAACTAATTGATTATACAGTTGTTGTTCACGATCTTGATTGCGAGTAATACAATCACGAAGCTTCCATTTATGTGTAAAAGGAACGCCAGCGGCAGTATATTTGTGTTCGTCAAACTTTTGTATTTGGAAGTAAGGGCGACCTACAAGTTCCGGATGACCGCTGAGTGCTTGATACAGGCATACCCATTCTGTGCAGCCATGTCGACCTAATTCAAAATACGGACGGTCGTAAAAGAATTTGCCGCCTGCATCTGAGGGAATGGGCACCCAGGTTACCCATGGTGCCGCATCTTTAACTGAATTATGGAATTGCTCGCACACAGGCCATACGACTTGCCTACCACGATCGTGATAGTATCGAGCTATAGGAAGGGCAATAAGTATGTCACCTAGCCCCCTTGATTGAATTATGCCAAACGGTTTTCTATTTTGATCTTCACTCATTTATTCTAGTATAGTTAAGTACATTCCCAGAACCGTACTGTGATTCAGCTAGCATCTTAGCTTCGTAGTCGTTGTTGGCTCGAACTACAACATTAGCAGTTTGATAAGGATTGAGTCGAATCCAAACTTGATAAGCGTACATTTGAAACCTTTCTGGGTTTGTTGTTTAGTATGTATATAATAACATCAATTTACCAAAAAGTCAACCAAAATATATGGTTAAATATATAACTTGACATTGTTTTAATAGAATGCTATAATTACTATATGCGTCAAAGTTTTAATTGATGTACACACACTGATACATACTTATATCAACAACTTAACAGGAGGTTCTAGTTATGACTACTACGAACACATTGGTAGAAGATACGCTTGCGTGTCGAGAAGCCAATCAGAAGATAGCTCAAATTTTGAGCAGAATCTGTGCAATAGTCCTTGTGTTAGCCAGCGTAGCGTTCGCAGCTAAACTATTAGATTGGGCAATTGATCAAAAGGGTGTCGATCCTGACGCTACTTCGAGCACAGTAATCACATTGGAAATGAGAGAACGACAACTAAGTTGTCTTGCTAAGAACATTTATTATGAAGCGGGCAACCAACCGTTTGAAGGTAAAGTTGCAGTAGCACAGGTTACTATTAATAGGGTAAACAGCGGCCAATATCCCGATGATATTTGCAAAACCATCTATCAAAAGAATGTTGTTTATGAAAAGGTATTGTGCCAATTCTCGTGGGTATGCGATCGAGTAACCCTAGCTAGGCCAGTACACGGAGGCAACTACAAAGAAAGTATGGAAGTTGCTAAAAAAGTATTGCTAGAAGGATTTAGACTTCCTAGTCTAGAAAAGGCAATGTATTTTCACGGGGATTATATTAATCCTGGGTGGAAACGAGAGCGTGTAGCTAAAATTGGTAATCATATTTTTTACAAGTAAGGACCTATAATGAAACGAGAAATTTTGAAATTGGTTAGTCAAACTCCGCGTTGGATTTGGTATTTCTTGCGTGACCATTTGGGGCGTATTACAGGTAATACTTTGGGATGGATTACCATTATACTGTTACATCTTGCTAGTGTGCCTACGTTACTAGCAGTGTTGTTAGCGCAAAGTGATAAATTGCCACCCGTAGATCTTATGATCTTTGTTTGGAGTGCGTTGATTGCTCTGTTCTTTAAGAGTCTAATTGAAAAGAACTTTGCCTATATTGCTACAATCTGTCTAGGATTTGCGGCGCAGACATTGATGATGGGATTGATACTATTCCGGTAATAGCAACATAATCTAATGGAATCCCACTTCGGTGGGGTTTCTTTTGGATAGAATAAATAAAAGCATGAGAGCACATGAATTTATTACCGAAAAAACTGATCCGAAACTATGCCGCAGTTCTAAACGACTAGGACGTAGTGATCATTCTAGCTGTGTAAGTCAAGGGCTCCGAGCTCATCAATCAAAAGGCAAAGGCCATACAGACGGCCAAGGTAACTACATCAAGGGCAAGAAGATCCGCGGTAAGCATTATGGCGGCCCACTTCCTGACCATGACAGCAAGTAACCTTATAAATGATTCCAATTTTCGTAGGGTACGATTCTAGAGAGTCCCTAAACTTTGCCGTGCTGGCAAATAGTCTAACACGACTAACTTCCCAACCAATCAGCATTATTCCAATAAATTTGGAAAGTATGGACTTCTATACAGAAACTCATACTGACGGCAGTACTGCATTTAGCTACAGTAGGTTCTTAGTTCCCTACATGATGGGATACAAAGGATGGGCAATCTTTATGGATTGTGATATGCTAGCCCGGACAGATATCTCTCAGCTTTGGTCGCTTTCTAATTCTAAATATGCTATTATGTGTGTACAACATGATTATCAGACATCTAGTCCTATTAAGTTTTTGGGTAATGCCAATAGAAATTACAATAGAAAAAATTGGAGCAGTGTTATGTTGATCAACTGTGCTCACGAGAGAAACAGTGTACTAACACCTGCCATGATTGAGCAACAGACCGGACAATACCTGCATCAGTTCAAGTGGTTGGATGATAAATTAATAGGAAGTATACCTGCAGAATGGAATTGGTTAGCAGATGAGTATGGTGACAACAAAGATGCCAAGCTGATTCATTATACACTTGGATCTCCTTGTTTTGAAGAATACAGAAATGTGCCAATGGCCGACTATTGGCTAACAGAATTATATGACTTGCAATCGAACTCTACTACAGTTAACAAAAGATCTATTAGTTGATTACGATAGATACGAAAATCAACATATCAGGGTAATAGGATATCCAGGACATCCACACGCTGATTGCCTAGTCAACGAGAAATTTGACTATCTATCTTGGGTACAACAGTACAAGACATTCCCTGCAATCAAAGTAGAGGGACTAGAAAGTGTAAATGACATTGCCGTTAACTTTGCTAGATTTGATATAAAAAATATACATCTGTTTGTTGCTCAACGATACGGCTATAGCTTCAATTGGCATAAAGACGATGTAAATGTATACCTACATGTGATCAAAGGACAGAAGATAGTCTTATTAAGAAATAAGCGTATCATATTAAATCCGGGACAAGGCGTTTATATTCCTAGACGTCACATTCATAAAGTACACAGCAGAGCAAACACTTGGGCACTTAGCGTAGGATACTGATGAAAGAATTATTGATTTATCTAAAGACAACTGAAACCTGTAATCTTAATTGTTTACATTGTTTTACCAGTGGTAGCAAAGGTGCAAAGATATACTGGGATCATGTTAAGACCGCGGACTGGTTACAACGATTATCTAAAGATGCGCCCAGTCCACATGTACATTTAGAATTTCACGGTGGTGAGCCATTCCTTGCAGACATAGAATCTTTACAGTATGTGTACGATAACTGTCAAGATCTTTGGCCCAGTCAAAGTTGGGGCATTACCACTAATCTTACCTTCAAGCTAACTCAAGATAAGATTGATTTTATTATGGGACCACTTGGCGGCCGTATAGGAACAAGTTGGGATCCCGATATTCGTTTTGCCAGCCCTAAGCAATACGACCTTTGGCGTAAAAATGTAACGACTCTAATTGATCTGGGTGTTACTATTAAGCTATTTGTCAGCGTTACTAAAGGTACTGTTGCAATGGAACCGATCGATTTGTTAGAATGGGTACGTGAGTTAGGCGTAACTGAGTTGGCATTGGAGCGGTTAACTATGAATGGTTCCGCCGCAGCTAATCTACATATATTTCCCACAAATATAGAGCAGGACATGTGGTTCCTAAAGTTGCACGAACAGAGTCAGCAACATGATGCTAGATCCTGGTTTGATAATGAATTTTTAGAATCAGTTTACACAAAATTTGAAACGGGATTTACTGGTGGTGGCACCTTCTGTAGAGATTGCGAAGAAAAGCTGTTCACAGTTAATGCAGATGGAACTATTGCTGGCTGTCCAAACAGCGCACCTGAACAGGCATTTGGCCATATTAATGATATGATTCCTGATCTATTGACTAACCCTCAGAGATTAGAAAACATTACCTGCGAACGTTCTAGAGATCCTAGATGCTATGATTGCGAAGTGTTCCAGTACTGCAATAGCGATTGTCATCAATTAGAATGGCAGGGTGATATATGCGGAGCACCTAAGAGTTTGATGATCAATTTAGCATCTATAAATAAACGCAAAATAATTAATATTAAACAGATATGACCGATATTACCAGCAAGATCCAAGAAACTCCTATAACCAACTTTCCCTGGGAGCATAAAATTATTGAAAACTTCTTAAGTCCGGATGCATTTACAAGAGTAAGCAAGGCAGCAGAACATATTAGCCAATATAGTGAAGACAATACTTATATAGGTATGTGGTTAAGACAAGCTAGAAATTTGGGCGTCGACCAAGAAGCTATTAACGACATTATTTCAGTTGCTGATAACATTCTAGATAATATACATAACTTAGCACAGCCATTCCATCACTTTAATCCTAGTCGCCACGGATATTACTGTATGCCTAAATTTGCTATTACTGGCAAAGACTATCGTTTTCCTATCCATACAGATGGTGCAAATAAAGTAATGGTTGTTGTATTATACCTGTACCCTGAGAAAAACTTAGGTACTCATTTTTACACAGAAAATGATATGAATACATATACTCATACACTTGAATGGAAACCTAACCGAGCATTTATGTTGACTCCTCACAGGAATGAAGAGACTTGGCATGATTGGTATAATCCTAATTCCACAGGAAGAGTTACTATTAAATTTGAAATTGAAAAGATGGAAACATTGACTCAACATCTAGAAGATGAAGATGGGATGTTTGATATTAAAGAAGATTTAATTTGGCTGTACGACCAATTTGGGCAAGGTCATCTAACAACAAACAAATAATGAACATTGGCACCATACTCAATTATATGAATAAGGTGACCTGCTGGTTACGTCGATTATTTAGAAATATCGCCGCCATAAGTTGGTTTTTTCTTAATAAAAAATCTAAAGTAGTGTATTTTGATATTTCTTCAGATGAGTTATTTGCATATACTAGTGTTAATGTTATACAAGAAGTTAGTAATTATATTGAAACATTAAGACAATCAGATCTTAACTATATTGATCAATTAGCATTGCAGTCAGATTTTTGGGACGGAAAAGATTGGTCACCACAATATAGACATCTAAGATATCTATTAAAACTAGGATGGGTAATTAAAGATATAAAAGAAAACGGTACTAACAATCCTATACAATTATTACAGGCGGCGGATAACAAGTATATTGCACATCCTGGTACTGCTCGATTATTAGTACTATCTTATATTATACCAACAGATCGTGTAAAGATATTTTACGTATGGGATAATTTTTTAGATCAAGATCCGTTTTTTTGTAATCGACCCTATACAGAAATTACTAATCCAATTTCATTCTTAAAAATATTTAAGAAGTCTAAGGATTTTATGATAAAAGCAACTACATTAACTGATAAATTAATTTGTGAAGATGGTGGCAAGTATGCGTACTTTGAAATTGCAAATAATTCGTTGAAACTAGCTCACTGTACATATTCGTTAGATTTTATCACTTGCATTGATCCAAATCATTGGGAATCACATATAAAGCATAAAATTTTCTTCAAAGATATTATTTCTTTTGATAATAATAAGTGTACTTTTGGCGGTGTCAAATTTACAAAAATAAATGATATATGGATTACTGATGATAAACATTAACAATATTATCAATGCACCGTTAATAACAACCCCCTGGTCTCATAAAATAATTGATAATATATTTGATGATAAATCTTTTGAAATAATTAATCAAGCAGCTACTCATTTGTCTCATTTATGTATATCGGACAAAACAGTGCCGGTACATATTGACGAAGCTATTGCCCTTGGTATATCTGACAAAGCAACTAATTTGATACTTGACACCGCTGATCTAATACTGTATAATCTAAAAGAGATAGTAGGAGAAAATTGCCTAAATGGTGCATTTAGGGGTAGTTACTTTATTATGCCAAAGTTTGGTATAACAGGCCGCTACTTTCAATATCCGATACATGACGAAAGCATTTATAAAATACTAAATTTAGTAACGTATTTGCAACCAGAAAAGAGTGTAGGTACTCGATTATATTCCGGCCCTAACAACAGTGATTTTGTTACACAAGTTCCATGGAAATCAAATAGGGCAGCATTATTTTATCCAGGACATCGAGTAACTTGGCATAATTGGCAAGGTCAACAATCTGACCAACCAAGAATTACCTTAAATTTTTTTGTAGAACGGATGGAAGCATTACAAAATACGTTGTATAAACCTGGAGAAGATGAAGATTCCCTTAATTCGTTGTTATGGTTCTATGAAAAGATCGGGCAAGGTAGACTACATATAAATATAGGGTGAGGAATTAACATATGGCATCATTAACCAATCCAGTAACATTACAGAACATAATTGACAGATTTGCTGACTACGTAGTCGCAACTGCTAATTCAGGCATTGTTTGGGGTACAAACGCAATACCGTTTCCAGAATTGAGTGCAGCATATTTCGGCGGCGATACTAGCGGCAAACCAACTTCGTTATCGGGCGCCGGCGCCCGGGGCAGTCTTGTTGCTGCTTTAACAATTTACAATGGTGTGCTATCAGAAACATTTAGATATTCAAATATTAGAAACATGAGGGCTATCTTAAATGTAACAGTAACTGGCGGTGCCCCTTGGAACACAAGTGCTGGCCCAAGAACACCGGGCGGCATTATTTTTGATCAAACACGTAAAGCTCATTTGAATACTGGTTACATCTACGCTACAAATGCGGCGTTGTTAGCAAGAGGCCAGCCATTAACTGGCGCAAGGATAGAAAGAGCTGGATTAGAAGATTTATTTGACCGTGCTAGAGCACTGTACCTTGATTTTTCAGACAATACCGAAACTGTTACAGTAAATGTTTGCCACGCAAGTTGCCACAGTTCTTGCCATAGTTCGCGTTCAAGGAGATAATAAATGCAAAATATAAAAGTAACCGCTCCTATCCCAATGGATGGGTTAAAAAAGTACTTCGTTGACAACACAGTACAATATGAAATTGATTATAAGAATAGTACCTTAAAAGGTAGTAAACTTTTAATCTACCTTAGTAATCTTAATATCCCATGTGATATTGATGTAGAATTTGATGACGAGTTCTTAGAGTTATTAAAAGACTATTTTAATTCAAAAATATTAGTACAGATTCGTACACTAGAAATTGCTGCGTTAGAAATGTTGTTTACTAATAGATTTGGACTTCCACAAACGGAAGGTAAGATGTTATCTAATGCTCAACTGACAAAGTTTGTAGAAGAAAATAAAGAAATTATTAACCAATGGTCGAAAGTATTAGACAGTTTAACTATCTACAATATGCAAACTATCGATGTTCCTGAGTTTAGAGAGTTTGTTGAATCTCATCCATCAGACCCGACTGACGATCTAACAGGTATAAATTTTGTCCAACTTCTAAAATATGAAGAGTTTTATTTGTTCTATAATAAGATTAACACAGAGTGGTTAACAAATTATACATCGTATTTTAACGAATACATGTTCAAAGGTAAGAACTTGTATAATTTCTGGGCAAACATCAATAACCCTATGCACGTTTTAACATCTGTTATTGCCAGTGGCCAACTAACAGGCAAAGACTTTGCAGCCGCCCACCAAGCAGAATTAGAAGCAGTACAGGCATAGACTTGAACAATCTAATTAATTTAGAAGCCATTGTCGGTGCTCCTATCATTAATAATCCGTGGCCTTATAAGATAGTTGATGATATACTACTTCCTGAAGTATTTGAAAAATTCAGGAAGGCTGCAACATTACTATCATCTGTAGAAAAAGATGATCAGTACTACGCAGACGGAATCTGGCCTAATGAGTTTGTTGAACTAGGATTAGAATCTAGTCTAGCAGACGATGTTACGTTAATGGCGGATCAACTGTTAACCATTAACAAAGAATTACTAACACAGTTTCCTAACCACATTGACTCGCAAGTCGGTTACTATAATATACCAAGATTCAACTATTCTATAGGTAACTTAAACAGTGCAATACACGACGAGGGCACAAGCAAGACAATGGCCCTTGTTATCTACCTAATCCCTGAGCAGACAGCAGGTACCCGTTTGTACAATGGACCAGATGAAGCAAACTTTGTAACAGAAGTTGAATGGAAACCAAATAGGGCTGTGCTAATGATGAGTCAACCCGGGGTTACTTGGCATAGTTATAAAGGCAACGGCTTATCAAGATACACGCTCAATCTGTACTACGAAAAGATGGAATCACTAGAGCATTTTGATAAACTAGGGTTGGATAGGAAGCTATGGTTCTATGATATGCTAGGTCAAAACAGACTGCATCATACAGTTTAATCTAACTCGATACTCATTATATCTTTAGCAAAGTTGTTGTAGAACCATTCAATTTTTTCTTCTGATAGTCGATTTATAAAATCCATATTTTCTATCTTTTCAAAGAAGAAGCTCAGTGTTATTCGCTCGCTGTGCCCTGAGTTAAAACTATGCCATGTAACATCAGTTACAGGGGCAAACACTAGGGCACTGTTTGGTTCCCAGTTAAGTGAACTATGATAAGAACTTTCTACCTCTTGTGTATATAACCTTGTTCCTGTAGATTGATTTGGATACAGATAAGTTGTCATAATAACAGTCTTTTCTTTAGTATCGCCGTCATCGTGTATTTCACCTACGTAGTTGGGTTTTACAAAATTAAATCTAGGAATGCTGAAATAGCCTATCTGAGAAGTGTTCTTTGTATTAAACTGTTTAATCAATTGTGCAGATATTTTAAGGAACTGTTTGTTTGCTTCAAATATTTCATCTACTAGACTTTGACTAATGCCTAACTGCACTGCCTCAAACATCCACAGCCCGTTGTCCCCTACTTGTATATGGTCTTTTACCTGTTGCACTTCGGCAGATAGCCGCTGAAAGAAGTTTTGTCTGAAAACATTTTTTACTTCTTTATGTTGCCACGGATCTTCAATTACAGGACTATTAAGGATATTGCCAACATTAATCATGCATTATTTTAACACATATGACTGTAATATTGCAATATTATTGTTACGTCTTGTTTCCAAGATCCAATCTATAAAGTACACGTTAATAGTTTCCTCATCCTTCATAGAGTAGAAACGTAAATCATCCGGTGGATTTATTTCGTAATCTAGTACCTGGATAAGTTCTTCGTCTGTTAATCCCGGACTCTTTATCATATCAAGATAAACGTGTTTTCTTTCAAAACCTGGGTGAACAGGATCTGTCGGAAGTGTGTGTAAGTAAGTCTTATGGGCAAGATTCTTAATTTGGATTAGTTCTTCTTCAGTAAATGTAGATAAATCTAATGAAGTTCTAGCAACATTGCTACCGCCTGAAGATGCTCGCCATGCATTAGTCCTTTTTAGCGGTTCAAGTACAGGATCATCTAATACTTCTACAATGTTATCAATAGTATACGTTAATGTACCTAACAGAGATTGCCAGCTTTCTTTTAAGATATTTAACTGAATTGATCTCCAAGCTTCTTTGAAGTATTCTTCGACGTGCCTATTAATCATAGACCATAATCTGAACTTTAGTTCGTCTTTATGACTTCCGTCATATATATATGCAGCTAACAAGTATTCTATACTTCGATTGTTACCTAACCCATTAATAAACGCATATGCATTTGCATCATCAACCGTTACTGACTCAAACACAAGTTGGAATGTTTCTAAATTTGGTAAAAAGTTAACATACTGATCTGCTAATCCTTGTATAGTTCTATGTGTGATCATAATCTCTTTAGAGAAATTAGCATGTGTGATCCTGTATGCAGACACTGCATCAATGTTTACGAACATAGTCTTATACCATAACGAGATAACTTTAATATAAGCAGCAGGATCGCAATAGATTATAAACTTTTGATCAGTTGATTCGTTTTGATCAAAACAAAATTGTATCATTTCTAAAAATGTACTAAATTGCTTGCCTTCTCCTACAATTTCGTTGTAAGTTGGTCCAAATGCATGTAGTGTACCAACATGAATGCTGCTAAACATTTCTAAAACTGGATACCCGTTTGTTTCTGAAATTACAATACGATTTACGTTTGGATTGATGTATCTGTCAATTTCAATATAAGTTTTTCTAAATAAGTGGAACATTGTCCTTTTCTCCTAGTGGATATTTTGATATATTTATGCGGATACCAAACATGGTTGATTTCTCCGTCATAATCTGCTACTATAAATATATCCATGAACACTTCTATTCTAGACACAGTAAAGGTAAAAAGCAATTCTCACGGCGAGTTAATAGTAATTTTATTCGAATATTGTAACCTATCCTGCCAAATGTGCTATCAAGACCACAAAGCCAAGGTAGGAATGAATAATATTGCTGAGAAGTTTGATCTTGTTGCAAGCTCTATGCTTGCCCTTAAGAAGAAAGGCAAGACTTCTACCACTGTTAATTTTATGGGTGGCGAATTACTTGCGGATGAATTGCCTGACAGCATATTTCATGAGTACGAACTGCTTATCAACAGGGTTAGAGAATATGGTAAAAGCATAGACCTTCCGACTGAAATGCACATATCGACTAATTTAGTTTGGAAAAAGACTGAAAGAGTTACTGCGTTTTTAGATAGAGTAGGTATACAGATAGCAGTTAGTTATGATCCTGTAGGCCGTTTTAATACAGAGAATTTTGAAATCTTCAAGAAGAATTTAGCACAGTTCAAACCCTACATTAAGTTTGTAGGTAGTGTTATGACCAAGCCATCTATTGATAGATTTATGTCGGATAATGTACCCTTTTTCGATTACATTTACAATAACTTTGAAATAACATTTGATCATTACACACCCGAAGGCGGCGACTTATTTCCCGATCCTAATTTTAGGACTAGTAACTTCCTTATGCCGTCTGATGTTGAACTGAGAGATTTTTACAAAGTTATGCTAGATCGTTGGCCCAACTGTCAACCGTTTAAGGATATGACAGGAAAATTGCCGCAGCCATTGAGCTGTATGAGCACTATTACTGTTAGGCAAAATGCTGATATAGACTCATGCACACCTTACGATATAAAACCTAATAAACCTACACAACAAATTGTTACATTCTTTGGTAACTTAACTAAACACAAAGATAAATGGTTAGAAGATTATGATTGCCTAAGCTGTGAACACATGCAATATTGTATGTTTGGCTGCTTTATGAATAATCATACTAAGAAGATAAGAACACAAGAAGCTTGTTGGCTCAAAGAAGTATACAATTATGCTGATGACAAAAATAAAAATAGCGTTCGTTAATCCGCCACATGCAGACTGGAGTCTTGCTAATAATGCTGCGTATCTTATGTTCCAAAGCTATTACGCACGACACGGCCACAATGTGACTCAAGTTGAGTGGCTAACCGCTCCCTACAAGTTTAATCAATACAACACAGTAGAAGACATTTATCAAGATGGTATACAAGAAGCTGATATATATTTGTTTTCTTCCTATGTTTGGAACTATGATATTATTGATAGACTAGCTGAACATGTTAAAGTACTAAACCCTAATGCGCTATGTGTTTTAGGAGGACCACAAATTGGAACTAACGATCCTAAATTGTTATCCACTAGGTCAATGTACGACTTTATCTTAAAGCCTACTAAGCCCGGCGAAGTGTTCGTACAAGAACTAATTGATAGTTACATTGCAACTAATGGAAAGCCCAACCTCGATGACATATCTTGGGAACTACGTAGTTTTAAGAAGTGTTCGCAATTTATGCCAGACTACAGTGTTTATGAAGAGCACTACGAATTTCTAAAAGAGTCTAGAGATTATGCAATAGCTAATAATATAGAATCTTTTATGATCCTAGAAACAACCAGAGGTTGTCCTTACCAGTGTAGTTTTTGTGAATGGGGTGGCGGAATCGGCAGTAAAATATATAAAAAGCCAACTGAAGTGGTTGAGAAAGACATACTAGCATTAAAAAAAGCAGGTTACACAGAAGCATTCTTAACTGATGCTAACTTTGGAGCATTCTTAGAAAGAGATCTTACCATATTCAAATTTGGTTGGGAGAACGGTGTAAAGCTAACTGATATTAGCACCATGAAAAGCAAGGATTTGGACAGAAGGATCAAATTAGTAGATGCTTGGTTTAGTGTTATAGGTATTAACTCTAATCAACTCAATGATAGCAAAATGTTCGATCCTAAAAATTTACCAATGTTTGTTAACACTGTCCCGTCAATTAGCATACAGAGTGTTAGTGAAGTTGCTATGAAGATTGCTAACAGAATAGATCTATCGTTAGAGAACAAGATTAAACTAAGCGAACACATAAACAAACGCTGTCATGAAGAAGGATATCCTATTCCTAATATTGAATTGATTATGGGTATGCCCGGATCTACATTAGAAGACTTCTATAGAGAAATGACTATATTGTGGAATTTCAAGGCGTGGAACAGTCAACGCCATGATTATATGTTCTTACCTGATTCAGAATTATCCAGACCCGAGTACCTAAAGCGGTATAACATAGAGTTAGTAGAAGTATATGTTGATGTAGTCGACGACTCCGGAGTTGACAACTCTAATAGCCTATATAGAAAAAATAGTACGTATTACAAGACAATTGCTAGCTGTTTCTCGTTTACACGAGAGCAGGCAGTTGAGATGTGGATTATGAACATAGCAGGCAACTATCTATTAGAACACTTGTATGAATCACTTAGTGAATTTGCTAGTCCCAATGAGTTTGGCAAAGCATGTTTTAATGTTATGAAAAGATTAGACGGATTTGATGTAATATGGAATGAAGCGGTTGACATTCTAAATCCGGATACGCCTGCACGTAACATAAAGCGATTACAAGGCAGATTAAAGATTATTGTTATGGAAGAATTTATAGATAATAACAAGTCTATGATCTATAGTGAAGTGTTTCGATTGTTAGTTGTTGAAGAGACGATTTAATGGAATTAATTATAAAGCCAACAGAAAAGTGTAACTTCAAATGTACATTTTGTTCTAGTACATACATTACAGATGATAAAACATCCGAGTTAGATCACTCTTATATCTTTAAGTTTTTAGAAAGATATCCGGAGACAAATACAATTATAGTTAATGGCGGCGACCCATTGATGATGAGTCCCGACTACTATTGGAAAATTATTGAACATCTTGATCAAATAGGCAGTAATGCCGGTATATCATTTACTAGTAATCTTTGGCCATTCTATAAAAATCCCAATAAGTGGGAATCATTATTCAAACATCCTCGCCTAGGTATTACGACTAGCTTTCAATACGGTGGCGGTCGCCTTAAGGGCGACTTGACAGTATTCAGTGAAGAAGATTTCTGGAACGTTAGTAATATGATGCTGGAGCGTATAGGATATCGTCCTGATTTTATCACAGTTATCACTGAAGAGAATGCTCAAACAGCTATCGATAATGTAGTACTCGCTAAGAAAATGAATGTTGAGTGTAAATTAAATTATGCGTTCAGTAGCGGGCCACCTGTTAAGTTTAAGAATATTACAATGGGGCAAGAAGGTCGCCCGTATATGCTGGCCGATATATATGAGATATATGTTAACGTATGGAAGCAAGGGCTTACTGAATGGGAATATAATACCAAGCAGATGGTTAAACGACTAAGAGGTAAAACTACTACATGTCCTCAAAATAGAAATTGCGACGAAGGTATTAGGACATTACAGCCAAGTGGAGATTATTACAGTTGTGGAGCGTTTGGAGATGACAGGCAATATGCTATTGATTTTGAACAAGAGATGGATGGTGAAAAAGTATTTCCTTTAAGATTCCAACCTGAACTTCAAACTCTTAAACAGAGTTGCTACACTTGCCCGATGTTTGATATTTGTAATGGTTGTAAAAAAACTATTAAAGATTTGAAAGAGCATGGCATGGTCGAACTGCATTGTGCTAAAATGAAAACACTTGCACCTGCTATCATCGAAGCTAACGGCATGACTGGCCAACTCATACCCACAGAATATGTAAGAGAACTATGATATTGTCAATTAATCCAAGTTACTATTGTAATTTTAGATGTGAGTTTTGCTATCTAACACCTGCACAATTAAGTGATCGAAAATTGCTGTCGTTAGATGTGTTGGAGAATCGTATTAAAGAAACATTAGTATACCACAACATAGATATGGTGGACTTATATGGTGGAGAGATAGGGATCCTTCCTACTGAATATGTTACAGATTTGTGCAACATGTTATCAAAATACGGTATTGACGATATTAACATTATTACTAATCTAAGCATGGTAAATGATGTTATACTTAATCCCGATATGTATGTTACAGTTAGCTATGATTTTGAGTGTAGAGAACAGCATAAGCGTGTCTGGAACAACATGGTGATGTTACCTCGAGAGTTTTCCGTGTTGATATTGGCAAGTCCGGATCTTATAGTAAAAGATAGTGATAACATGATAGCACAATTGAACTTGTTAACAAATTTAGTATCTGTAGAAATTAAACCCTACTCAACCAATCAAGCGAACGATTTCAAAGTAACACACAAAGAATTTGAAAACTTTATACAAAATTGGATTACTAGTCCAATTAAAAAGAAATTCCAGTTTGTTAATGAAGATAATATAAAGAAATCTCTTGCAGGGGAAAAGAATGCGTTTAGTAATGATCATGTTTACATAACGCCAACTGGTCAGTTTGCCGTACTAGAATTTGATCTAAATGATAGAGAATATTTTAAGCCATTGGATTCTATAGAAGAATACATGTTATGGGCAATCGACGAGCCGGAAAAGAATACAAGCGAAATTTGCAAGTCGTGCAATTATTATGGTAAATGTTTAACTGAGCATTATAGATATGTTAAAGATTTGACACATAGTTGTAATGGCTATAAACTATTATTAAACTGGTACAAAAATGAAGTTATATAGATCAGACCCGGACCTAAAATGTAGATCTGTAAATTCTTATAGAGGCTTGACAGGAATTAAAAGTAATCATCCGGATTTTCTTAAACAATTAGATCCCAATATTGCAGAGGCTGTAATGATATTAAATTCAAAAGGATATATTTCATCCGGTAGTTGTCAAGGCCATAGTATTATAGAATATCTGTTTACAGATCGGAAAAATTTTGTATTGACCGGTCCTTTTATAATAATTAAACCCAACAACGATCAGATCGATTACCTTCTTAAAACATTTAATACATTGTTAACTGTGGCAAAAGTAGAGAATAATAAGAAAATTTGGTTAGAGACTAGATTTTTATTTAGATTGTTCTTAACTAACAAGTATCTATCTAATAAAATAACAGAAATATGTAAAAAATTAGAGATCATATGAAAGAATGGAAATTTCAACAAGAGATATATCACAGATTAAATCCTACACATATAGATGATCTAAGTAACTTTGATATAGAAATAAGTGATGACGTTGTGGATAACGCAATAAAATATTTTAAGACAACTGAGATAGGATGGATCTGGCCTGCAAAGAGCTATATGGTAGGTATTTGCTACGCCCGCTGGCTGTCCGAAATATACGGAGGAGATCCTATTGATTACTTAGAAGATCCCGATCTTCTATATGGTAATGATCCTGACTATGTTAGTTATTCAACAGATCCCAAAACATATCATCGAATATTAAATGGTATCGGTGGATGGCAGTTTGATAATGAATTAGGTGTAGTTCCGCAAGTCCGCCATTACTTTGATTTAGAATTTGGATTAAAAAAATGAAACCTGGATTACACAACCTGTGGCCAACTACAATATTAATAGAAACTGTAGATGTGGCCGAAGCAGCACAAACTATACTTGCTACTTGTGATCTGAGAAACCCACCCAAAGAAGATAAAAATTTTGATATTTTAAGAGACGTTCCCGGACTAAAAAATTTCAGAGATAATGTAGTAATACCTACTTTTGCTGTATACCTTAAAGAAGTCTTTAATTTAGAGATTGAACAAATGGAGTATTCTTTAAGAAGTTGGCTTGCAGGAATATCTGGTGGATATATGATTCCTGTACATAACCATTCTGGTGCTATGGTTAGTGCTGTATTTTATCTAATGTGTGACGAAGTAGGTGCAGGTGGCGAATTATATCTAATAGATCCACGTGCTAATGCTAACCGAGGTTATACTGATTCTCTAAGAAAAATATTTGCCCCAGAACTATATACTCCTAAGAGCGGAGAAGCTATAGTATTTCCTAGTTTCTTATATCATCAAACATTACCCTTTACTGGCAAAATGCGATTAGCTATGCCAGTTGACCTTTTTATAACTGAATAGTTAATAAATATTGGTATAAAATGGTAAAATCTTTCTTGACAAAAAACTCAAAATCCTGTACAATAGTAGCATTGCAAGCAACATTTAAGGTACCATGACATCCCCCTGTTATTCCGTTATTTCCAGTTTGGAAGATCATCCTAGCCGACTAAACAAAGAAGCAATTATTGAAGCTGAAAAAGACAATGTAGAGCTTTTTGAAGGATTTCGACTTGCGCTTAGTCCCTACATTACATTTGGTGTAAAGAAAGTTCCTAGCCACAGCGGCCCAGATGGGCAGGGCTTGCCATGGCAGGCATTCAAAGAACTATGTCATTTACTGCAAACTAGACAACTCACCGGCGACGCCGCTCGGGACGCTATTGAATTGGCATTGTCTGCTAGCACCGGTCGTCAATGGAATGATTGGTATCGCCGCATTCTTATCAAAGATCTACGATGCGGTGTTAGTGAAAAGACTATTAACAAAATTGTTAAAGATGCTGTTCCCGTCTTTGAATGTATGCTGGCACATGATGGTGCTAATCACGAAAAGAAAGTCAAGGGAAAGAAACTTCTCGAACCCAAACTTGACGGAGTTCGTGTGCTTACGCTAGTAGACATGAACTCGCGTACTGTTACAATGTACACTCGAAACGGTAAAGTTCTTGAAAACTTTAGCCATATTACTAAATCTTTAGAAGAAAACATTGATCTCATTGGACGTAGTGTAATGCTCGACGGCGAAATGATTTCTACAAGTTTCCAAGCACTGATGAAACAAGTTCACCGTAAGAGCGATGTTAAAAGCGATGACGCAGTGCTTATGTTGTTTGACATCATTCCTCTCAGCGAATTTCAAGTGGGCAAAAGCATATTGGGACAAAAACGCCGAACAAACCTACTCAAAGGTATGACAGAGATCTTTAATAAGATTGGTAACATTGGTATTGTACCTCAACTTGAAGTTGATTTAGATACAGCAGTAGGCGAAATGCAGTTCATTGCATTTAACAAAGACGCAATTGACAACGGTTACGAAGGTATTATGATTAAAGATCTCGATGCCAAGTATGAATGCAAGCGATCAGTTAGTTGGCTCAAACAAAAGCCATTTATTGAAGTAAGTTTAACAATTGTGGGAATTGAACCCGGAACAGGCAAAAATGAAGGTAAGATGGGCGCGGCTATCTGCGAAGGCACAGAAGATGGTAAATTCATTCGTGTTAACGTTGGTTCGGGCTGGACGGATGATCAAAGAGCCGAGATTGACGATCAAGTCATCGGTCAAGTATTGGAAGTCCGTGCAGATGCAATCACTCGGAGCCAGGATAGTGAAGACGTATACTCGTTACGATTCCCTCGCGCACTCCGCTTCCGTGGTTTTGCAAAAGGCGAAAAGATATAAAATGGACAAGCAAACAATCAAAGACGTTACATTTGGCGGTCTTGTAGAATTAATGCGGGACCGCCGCTACTACTATCACAGTAGTATAGGATTGAATTATTGTCATTTTACCGAAGAAGGTACTAAGGCACTTAGCGAATATATGAATATAATGTGTGCAAAACTGTACGAGGCAGAAGAGAAAGAGATCAATCAACGAGCTAAAGATATGGTTATAAAAGGTTTGAAAGGGGAAAAAGTTTAATCGTGGCCAAAGAAGAAGCAATCCAGACGGAAGGCAGAGTGGAAGAAGTATTACCTAACGCAATGTTTAGGGTACGAATCGCAGATAATCATGTAATTACTGCAATTATTTCAGGACGTATGCGTCAAAATAGAATTCAGATCCTGCTGGGGGATCGTGTACGCATAGAAATGAGTCCGTATGATATGACCAAAGGTCGTGTAGTTTATAGAGAACGATAATATACAGTCAATAAAAAAGCGCCTTTCGGCGCTTTTTATTTGGCTATTCCTAAGTACTGTTCCCAGCTAGGATGTACTAGATCAAATGGCATTTTCTTGCGCTTTTCGACTAGTTGGAAGTAAGTTGGCTTCTGTGGTTTGAACTTTGGCACAATTTTCTTGTTGTTACCCTTACCTGCGTTACAAGGTCCACATGCTGTTACACAGTTTTCAAAGGTGGTCTTACCACCGTGGCTGGTTGGCAGAACGTGGTCTAGTGTAGCTTCTTTCTTGCTTACATCAGTTTCACAGTATGCACAACGATAGCCGTCGCGAAGAAACACGTTGTTTTTGCTAAAACGAACGCCGGACTTTTTTTTCATGTATTCTTTCAACATGATAACGGCAGGAACCTGTGTTTCCCAGTTGGCTGAATGCACAATCCAATCTTCGTGCCAATCTAACACGAATGCTTTGTCAAGCACCATGTAGCGAATGGCTTCTTCCCAAGGAATTACGCTCAAAGGAAGCATGGAAACAGGTGTTCCGTCAGTGTTAAGTACTAGTGTAGATCCCATAATGTCAGTATTTATTTCAATTTACATTCATATATTATAACATGGTTTTGCCTTAGGCGCAACCGGAATTATTTGAATAAATACCATATCACTAGGACAAGTAAATGACCACGTCTACAACGTTTATCAATTTTATCAATACAGGCACCAGTCCAAACTCTGGTAACGGAGACAGTCTACGCACGGCATTTAACAAGATTAATGTTAATTTCCAAAGTCTGCTAGACAACTTTGTGTCTGCAGGCGTGAGCAGTTTTAACAACCAAACTGGTATTATTACGTTCACAGGAACGGACATTATTTCAAATTTAGGGTTTACTCCGTATCCGTATTCCAATCCAGAAGGTTACATTACCAGTAGTACTGCAAACTTACAAAATCTTGCATCTATTAACTATGTAAATTCTAATTTTGTATCTAATTCTAACCTTATAAGCTATAATTATGTTACCCAAAATTATGTAGATGCTAAACTAACAGAATATCCTACATTAGTATATTTGAATAATCAAAATTTTCTAGTTCCAGCAACACTGCCCGATTTTCTAACTGGTTATGCAACTTTAACGGATTTAGGTAATACTGCTGACAATGTTCGAGCATTTACAACATCGTCAATTTACACCGCAATCAGTCAATCTAGTTTAATCCCTGATCTTGCAGCAACCTATAATTTAGGTCAAGAAGCGTATACTTGGGGCAATTTATATCTTGGCGGTGCTGTGTATATACAGGGCATTGGTATCAGCGTTGATCCTGTAACTGGTAAATTGTTTGTTAACGGTAATAATGTAACCGGAGGTTTTTCCTTCACCCCTACCGCAGTATGGAATGACAACAACATAAACTTTACTATTAGTTCGTCTCAACCTAACGCGACTACTAATAAAGCCAAAGCTGGAATTAGTTTTCCAGCTGATTCACAAACAAACAACTACTCGTTAGAACTTTACAATACTGGAACATACGGCATTGCACTACAAGGGCTCACTACTACAGTAAGTGTAGATAAAAACGGAGTAGACGGACTTGCAATTGATGGCAATTTAGTTACACCGATTACATTAAAGGGCGAGGGATTCCTAGGTTCAATACCAATGAATCATCATTCATTGGTAATCAAGCCAAACGAATCAAGAAGTCGTCAAGGTGTTGAACTAATTGCACCACAACAATTTGTTTCAATTGATACAACAGCAACTCATGCGCCTCTATTGTTCAAAGGTAGCAGAGTAGCAATGTATGCATTTACATTAACTGATACGCAAAGTTTTGATGCAAATGTACAATTTCCATCATACCTTGCACTAGACGAAGATGGTGTGTATATTGGTCGACACTATAATAAAGGTTTTGGTGAGCCAACATATGTTGATTCGCTTGAAGGTTATAAATTACCGTTAACACGCGGTACACTAGGCCAGGTATTAGGCATTGCTTCGACTGGAACTGTATTAGACACCGTAGAATGGGTAAACGGTGGCGGTGGTACTAGTGAATATACCCCAACCACTCCAGCAGATTGGACAGGCTCACCTACTGTGGGCACAGTAGTTGAAGGCCTCGATGAATTGGCATTTAGAGTGAGCAATGTAGAAGGGCTTAATGGATCAGCTTTATCAAATTTAGTTAACGGCCCCCATACATTCAGTTTAGGCGCAGACGGCGTGTTAACATTGCCAAGTGGTAATACTCGTATTGGAAATATTAATGGTACAGATGGTATTTTAGGCAGTACCGGTACCGGGGTAGCTGTTAGTAGTCAAGGCCAAGGTGGGTACGCTGGTATACAATGGATAGACGATCCTGAAGACGCAACATCTGTTGCGGGAGTGATAGTTAACAGTCCGATTGCGTTAACCTCTGGCACCGTTCAAATAGTAACAGGGATAGTTGCCGGGCCAACAGCAGAGAACATTTGGGAATTTAGCACAGATGGTACATTGTCATTACCGTACAACGGCTCAATTGAACAAAACTATAGTTGGACACGAACATCAACATCAAGCATTAATACATCTACCCCTACGGTAGTTTGGACTGCTAATACCAGTACTGTCAGCGGTGCAAAACTTATGATACAAGTTGAAGCAAATGAAATTGGAGATGCTACAGGTTGGCACAGTCAAGTAGCTGAAACTATTATCGCTAGTAGAGGTTACACAGTATCGGCAGCAGGTCCATTAGGTGATCCAGCAATGTCAGTGTATGGTGTAACACATACCAGTGTAGATCCACTGACAACATTTACAGTACAACGCAATCCTACAACTAAATTAATTGAAGTAATGGGAACCATAACAACAGCTACAACTGCTGCCAGTTTAAGAATCTACTCAGTAGAAACGGCAACTAGAGATTAAGGAATAATATAAAATGGCAAACAAACCTTTCGCAATACAAGGTGCTGACCTAACACTAGGCGGCGTAAAAATTACATTAAACGACAACGGTTCAGTGACATTTCCAGATGGCTCAGTACAGACCACAGCCTACAAGGGTGGCAATCTCAACACATGGGTACAGACTTTTGAAACTTCATTGAGAATCGCTGACATACCTTCAGTGGCTACCAGTGTTGAATATTTGGCCAACGGTGACATTGTTGCCTTGTTTGTTAATCTCAAAGACATAAATTTGGGCTTTGCCAGTTACAATACCTACACTGGTGTGGCCAGATTTGACACAATTGGTAGACTAGTTTGGAGCATGAATTTCCAAGGCAACAACGAGTTTGAAGACTTCACTGATGGCTGGGGTCTTGCTGTGGACAATATCAACGGGTATATCTATGTTGCAGGGCGTGTCGCTGCCATCTTTGGTGGCAATATTGCCACGTTGACTAAACTTAGCCAAGCAACCGGCGGCGTAGAGTGGAGCAAGACCTACGATGTTGGATATAATAACAGCAACACAGTAGTTGATGTGGCATCGGATGGCAGTCCCATTGTAGTTGGTTTTGCCGCGGGCAGTGGTGGCACTGAGAATCGAATAGTCACTAGTAAAATCAACGCTAGTAACGGATTAGTCACTTGGTCAAGAGCACTGGACGGACAAGGCGATGAAGAAGCCTATGGTATGGCCGTAGGACCAAACAATGAAATAGTGGCTGTGGGATTTATGGACAATATTGAGTATCCAGGCCCAACTTATACAATTCTTACCTTAACTGCTAATCCTGTCAGCGATCCGGGCTGGGTTAATAATCTAACAGGCGTGACAAATGGAGGCCTAACATTTGATGTTAGTTTCGCAGCAGGTGTTCCAACATTTACCAACATTGTTGACACAACCGGCAATCACTATGCCAGTGAGGCAATTGGTATGATTAATGCTGCCTCTCTAGGCCCAGGCTCTACTGATTTAGAATTTATAGTGGGAACAACCACTACTGAAGACTTGAGTGACTGTATGTTGGTTGTCAAGTATACCAGCACGGGCACAATAGCATGGCAAAAGTCCGTGGCAGTTGAAGCAGACTACAACTGTTCGGGAGCAGATGCTGACATAGACAGTGTGGGCAATATTTACGTGTGTGGAAACTTTGAGCAAGAAGGCGACAGCGCCATGATTATATTCAAGTTTGACAGCGCGGGTGTTAAACAATGGAGTCGCAAGGTAGAGGGCAATTGTGGAAATTTTGCTACCAGCATTGTGGTTGGTCCAGACGATTATCTATATCTATCAGCAGTGACTGACGCTGGCACTTTCCCCTATCATGACTACAAGATGGTCATTGCCAAGTACAATCTAGACGGTACAGTGGTCTGGCAAAGATTGCTGGAAAACACAACCACTCAAACATTTGGAGGCGCTTGGTGGTTCACCAACAGTGGCGGCAGTAACTTGGCCGTGAGAGATGGTTATGTGGCAGTGGCAGGTAGTTTTGGTGAGGTAGACGGCCCGGGCGCTGTGACTACCGCACTGGTGGCACAGTTTAACACAGCGGGCACAGAGTTTGAAATAGGCGACTATGAGTTCGTGGCTGCTACATTTAGTGGAACATTGGATAGTTCGGCTAGCAACATCACAGTGGCCAACGCAAACAAAACAAGCAGTGACTATACCGAAGAGATTACAGAAAATGATTTTAGTCCCGCAGTGGATCTTACCGGCGATCTAATTGGCATACTGTACTACGGTGACAGTGGCAGTGACGACAGATTGACCAACGGTGTTAACAATCTAGTGTTGACACCCGCTGGCGCAGTGACATTGCCCAAGGGCGGCACAATCTCAGAAGGGTACGTTACTAGCAATCCCACTATTCAACTTATGCCAGCAAGACCAGATGTGGCCAGTCAGAAGTTGGTGATCAAAGGCGGCGGCAGTCCAACAGAATATACTCAAAATAATGGTTTACAGTTAAGTTGGTATAACACTACTACTAATATTGGCGACACTATCAGTTTTGAGGTCACTTCAGGCACTTATGCTGATCAACCACTCTACTGGTGGATATATCCAGAGAATGCTGGTCTAGGAGACCCCAACTATGGCACAGTGGCATTGAATGAATTTGGTGATGGCAACTTCAATTTTGATGTAGCCAGTGTGGCCTATGAATTCACTGTGCGTGTGTCACCCATCAACGGTCAGTACGATCCTGACAATATGGGTGTTGAATCATATTTGATCAATGGCGACCAACCCACTTATCAAGATCATCACCTACACTTGACCACAGGCGATTTAGCAGTGACCAGCATCTTCCTGGGTACTGACGATCACAATGTGCGTACTACCACTAATGGTGGGATGCAAATAACCACACCTAATACTACTAATACTAATAATGTTTGGACATTTAGTAACACTGGAACATTCACATTCCCAGACAACACAGTTCAAACTACTGCATATGTTGCTGGAGCGGGCGGCGGTTTTGTGGGCAGTCAAGGCGCCGCTGGTACACTGGGCGACAGAGGATTTACTGGCAGTTTTGGCTTTGTGGGCAGCATCGGCATTGGCTTTGTGGGCAGCATCGGCATTGGCTTTGTGGGCAGTGCCGGCTTTAGTCCAAACTTCTCTGCTGTAGGAGAACACATTCTACCAGTTGCCGATGTTACCTATGACCTAGGTAGCCCCACTCTTAAATTTAGAAGTCTTTATGTAAGTTCAAGTACAATCTTCATCGGTACAAGCACTATTAGTATTTCTGAAACAGGACAGATGCTAGTCAACGGTAACGATGCAGTTTCTAAACTAGAATATTTTGGTGGGGAAGGCATTGGTCCTAGAGATGCAGGGTCGATAGGATGGAATACTTCTACATTTACATTTAATCTTCCTGGCAAAGAATTATTAACAGCTATCTATGATCTAAAACCAGGTAACAAAATTAGAGGAGTGAACACCCAGCTCCCTCAATTTGGTGGATTTGATCGAGAGTTTACAATTGTAGGCAATGCTAGACAATATATTAGAAGTGGTGGATATCAAATGGCCGCAATTGATATTGCAGAAACAACATCCACTGAACGTTATGTTTATGCCTTGTATTTGCCAGTTAAAGACAAGTCTGCCACATTGGCCAACGGTACTTGGACATTAACTCTAAGCGCACTAGGTGGAATTGTATTTCCAGATGGTTCTACGCAACAGGCCGCATCTATTAGTCTCGTAGATTTGAAAACTTTAGTGGCAGCTAGTACTGACTTTGCCGACTTCAAGTCTCGCATTGCAGCATTATAAAATTGAGTAAATAGTACTATGAGAGCAACAGAATTTTTATCAGAAGCTGACGGCAGTAGGAATGTTACTATTAACATTCCTATTACCATTACAATTCCAAATGGTGGTGGGGATCCAGTAGTGTCCACAGACCCAATTGGACCGGAAGATCTACCAGATCAGCCAGTGTTTGTATCACCACTACAACAATCTTTAGAATTAGAAAAACATAAATCCGGCAAACGTAGTGCCGTAATTAACCAAATATTAGACGATAATGGCGCAGAATCTGAACAAACAGAAAGAGATGAATTCGATATTGCCGAAGATTTCGATGAACTTTCTGCAGAGTATAGTCGTCTGGTTGAAGCACGAAAATCTTAAAAACCGTTTCTCGGTAAATATGTTAAAGTAAGGTCTTTAACGTGTCGTCTCTCTTAAAAATACAAGCCGGTAGGGTATCAAATGTTGCTGCATCCACGTATGTGGGCGACAAAGATCTGCTATGGTACGACGAAACCGGTATTTTACGTATTGGGGATGGCATCACTCCTGGCGGAATTCCTCTGAATTCTTCGGGAGCCACTACTTCTTCTACGGTATTCAACAATTTTTTACCGGGTATTACTGGACTATACAGTTTAGGTACAGTTGATAAACAGTGGCAAACATTATATCTAAGTTCTAGTACATTTGTTGTCGGTGGCAATACTGTAACAATAGCCGGCACAGGAACTATATTAGTCAACGGAGTAGCTGTAGGTGGCGGCTCAGGTAATGGAGTAGGTTACACAGGTAGTAGAGGGTTCATTGGTTACACTGGTAGCGCAGGAACTGGAAGTGGAGGATCGACACCAGTAACAGTAAAACCCAATGTTGGTCTTGCTGTTACAGACAATACATTGACTACAATATACAATTCTCTAATTAGTGACGATGTACAAAGTATAGCAGTAGGTGGAGCTGAAGCTCAATCTGCCGCAGTGTGGAAAAGCAAAAACATAGTTGAAGTGCTCGATACTATATTATTTCCCGATGTATTGCCAACTTACACTATTCCAACAACCTCATTAACAGGTACATCGGGCACTAGAGAAATTGGATCTAGTGTGACACAGTCATTGACATTTGCAGGCGTTGAGAATGACGCAGGCGCTTTTACGGTATTAACTATTATTCGTAACAGTACACAGCTGGCCACTGTAACCGCTCCCACTCCGCAATCTGCTGCTGATATTGTTGCACAGTTTGGGTATGTGGATCCAAACAATCCTAACAGATCTTATTCGTTGTCTTTTTCTGATGCATATGTTATTGTATCTGGTGTTACTACTTGGAGCGGCAGCGGCTCGTATCAAGCAGGTCTACCTAAGCAAAATAATAAAGGTGTAACAGATACACGAACTAGTCAGGTTAGAAGTCTAAATGCTCCACAGTCTGCATCTTTTCTATCTTCTAGTATTTCTGTTACTGGAATATATCCTTATTTCTGGGGTAAGTCTGCTACACAGCCGACGACTAGCAGTATTGCAGCTACAATTGCCGCCGGCCTAGCTACTAAAGTATTAGCCGCCGCAGACGGCACAGTAACAATTACATACAATGCCGTTGGAGAATATGTTTGGTTAGCACACGCTGCATCATATACCAACAAAACAAAGTGGTATAATACAGAATTAAATCAAGGCAATATTGGTCCTGGAAACTTTATTTTAACACCGGTAGTAACAGCAGTTACCTCACCGGAAAGCTATTGGTCTGGTGTATCATTTGACATATATATTAGTGACGGTGCAACCACCACAGACGGTGCATTGCAATTTAGGAATAGTTAATTATGTCAATATTATTAAATGACAATCTAAATGTAGCGGCAGCTAAACCAGTTGATAGTAGATATGGACCTTATACTAATGTAGCCGACGCACTTGCCGCAGTTCCAAGATTTCAGCGATATCGCGGTTTGGTCATTGCTACTACAGATACAGGTGTACTAAAAGAATATTGGTTTAAGGACGGTACATTAGATACTGACCTTGTAGAAAAAGCAACAGGCACTGATGGATTTGTAGGCAGCTTTGGATTTGTAGGCAGCTTTGGATATACTGGCAGTATCGGTTATACTGGTAGCCAAGGTGTTGGCTACACTGGCAGCATAGGAGTTATGGGATATGCCGGTAGTCAAGGTGTAAAAGGTGAACCAGGAACACCAGGCGGATCTGTAACAATCGTAGGTAGTGTAACAACTCCTGGATCACTTCCTACAAGTGCCAGCCAATCAGAGGGTTACATTGCACAGAGTTCTGGTGACCTATATGTATGGGACGGAGCCCAATGGGTTAACATTGGTCAAATTATTGGATATGTAGGCAGTACAGGCTACATTGGTTATACTGGCAGCATTGGTTACTCTGGCAGTGAAGGATATGCGGGAAGTGAGGGATTTGTAGGATCTCAGGGCGACATCGGCTATACCGGTAGTGTTGGCTATACCGGTAGTCGTGCCTATACTGGTAGTGAAGGTTTTGTAGGATCTTTTGGCTATACAGGTAGTATCGGTGATCTAGGTTTCACTGGAAGTGTTGGCATTGGTTTCACTGGTAGCTTTGGTTACACCGGCAGCATCGGTATTGTAGGCTACACCGGATCCGCAGGCTTTGAAGGATCCCGTGGCTTTGTAGGATCACGAGGCTTTGTAGGCAGTATCGGATTTACTGGTAGTAGGGGTGCTGACGGAACATCTGTAAAAATAATAGGCGCAGTTGCAAATTCAGCTGCATTGCCTATTCCTTATTCTGGTGCAATAGGTGACGGTTATATCACTAATGATAACGGCCACTTAAATGTCTGGGACGGAATTAGTTGGACCGATGTAGGTGAGATAAGAGGACCCCAGGGTATTACTGGGTTTATTGGTAGCGTTGGGTTTACTGGATCGATTGGGTATACTGGCAGTATCGGGTTTGTAGGATCATCTGGATTTATTGGTAGTGTTGGTTATGCGGGCAGTATTGGTTTTACAGGCAGTATTGGTTATACTGGTAGTGTTGGCTATACAGGTAGTGTCGGGTTTGCTGGTAGCGTCGGATTTGTTGGATCAATTGGCTACGCTGGTAGTATAGGATATACTGGTAGCTTTGGGTTTACGGGCAGTGAAGGATACGTAGGTAGTATCGGTTATACTGGTAGCTTTGGGTTTACGGGCAGTGAAGGATACGTAGGTAGTATCGGTTATACTGGTAGCTTAGGAGAATTTGGCTACACTGGTAGTTTGGGATATTCAGGTAGTGAAGGATATGTAGGTAGCCGTGGTGATCTAGGTTTCACTGGGAGTTTTGGCTACGCAGGTAGTCAAGGTGCTGCAGGTACATCAGTAACTATTGTAGGAAACACTTCTACTTATACAGTACTTCCGTTACCTTACTCCGGTGTCCCGGGTGACGGTTATATCACCAATGATAACGGTCACTTAAACGTATGGACTGGTGCATCATGGTCTGATGTAGGTGAAATTAGAGGACCAAAAGGAGACAAAGGTGATCTAGGTTTCTTAGGTAGTCAAGGCGACGTTGGTTTTATTGGCAGTGTTGGTTACATCGGCAGTGTCGGCTTTACAGGCAGTATTGGCTTTGCTGGTAGTGTTGGTTTTATTGGCAGTGTTGGTTTTATTGGTAGTGTTGGATACATAGGTAGCTTTGGTTACACTGGCAGCGTCGGCTTTGCTGGTAGTGTTGGGTATGTTGGTAGCTTTGGTTATACTGGTAGTGAAGGAATTGGATTCGTAGGTAGCTCTGGAATAATTGGTTATGTAGGTAGCCCTGGTACAGGTGGTAGTTCTCTAGCTAATATAGAAGGCGGAGTTGGTGTATCTGTCAATACCGGCAGTGGAACAACTTCTACTATTTCTATTGGGCAAGATGTTTCTGTAACGGCAACAGTAACATTTACAAATGTAGTATTAAATCCTGGCGGTTACATCGAATGGATGAAAAATGTAGGATTTGATCTAGGTGACGAAGGAATCCATCAAGATAAACGTGCTCCTAAACATTTTACAAATTATACAGATTCTGTAACCAACCCATACGGTTCTTTAAGACCAGGAGATACATATTTTGATGATATAGGACAATCTATGTTCCTTATGATAGAGGTAGCATCTCCTGTATATGATTTATCAGTTAACGGTATTCCTGGAGATATGTTTTTAACGGCACCTACAGTAACTACTCCTTCTAATCCTACCGGAATAGTTCTTAGCATGGCGGTAAGAGGCGATGGTGTAGATGCTAATACTATGACTACTAACTCTGATCCCAACGATCCATTGAGTGCTGCATATTCAGGACCTGATGCATCTGGCAATTATACCATATACGTAACACAACCACTTATAGGAAACGTAACTACAGCAACATTTACATATTGGGAATTCAGAGATATTACCCCAAGATAATACATAAAAATTAAAAAAATAAATAAACCGTGCCAGCAATTTTTTACTCCATTTATCCCGCTCAACAGCCCGGTGCTCTAGCTTTTCAATACAGACCGGGTAATTGGTATGTTACATCAACGGGCTCTCAGTTTCGATGTGCTGCCGGTACTGGTATTCAGGCCGGCAAACTGTCGTGGTCGAAACCTGCTTCGGGACCTTATCCTCGTAATGTAAACACTGCAATTGCCCCAGGAATTCCAGAGATCATATCAATTGCATTAGCACCTTCAGTTTCTTTAGTTGTTAATAATGTAACTTCGCAGGGTATAGTTGAATTTTACGGTGGAACTGCCATATATCCTACTGGTGGAACCAGTGCAACCAATGGCGGAACTACTCCTATTTACAATATGAATGTTGTTCCTCCGTTGCCTACAGGATTGACATTAGTAGGAACACCTGCAATTAAATCAGCGAATGCTACAGATGGAACTGGTCCATGGCTACACAATAGTGTAACCTATGGATTAAGTGGAACACCTACAACAGCATCGCCTCTTACCCCGTATACTGTTACTGTAACAGACCAAGCCGGTACTTCCAAGACTAGTACATTTAATTTAGAAGTAACCGCAACTGGTACGCCTGTGGTTGTTGCAACTCCTCCGGTATTGACATCTGCTGCTCGACCAGGCGGAACCGTAGGTGTTGCTTATACTACAACTATTTCAGTAAATGCTGGAACAGGAACTGCTCCGTTTACCTTTAGTTTACAAACTGGAACTTTACCAAACGGATTAACATTAAATTCTACAACTGGCGTTATTAGTGGCACACCATCTGGGCCTCAAGGAACTGCAAGTTTTACCATAGCGGTAGCGGACAGTTTTCCTCCACCGAAAACTGGAGCACAATCGTATTCTATCGCTATCGCACCGGGAACAGTAGTTGCACCTTTAGGCACGGTAGTAGGAACTATACCTACATTATTTGTAGGACAACCATTTACCGCATTTAGGCCTGTTACACCGTCTGGCGGCGTAACTCCTTATGTATATAGTCAAACAGGTTTGCCAGCAGGTTTAGTGTTTAATGTAGCAACGGGTTTTATTTCAGGGTCTGCTAGTGTAGCTGCTACAGCAGTACCTGTTACTGTTACTGTAACAGATAATGCTACTCCTACACCCGGGACTTCTTCTAAGACATTTAACCTAACGGTTAATCCTATTCCAGCATTGTTGTTACAACAGACAACAACAACTTTTCTATTAAGTGTAAATTCTGCAATTACTGCATTTAATCCAGTAACTATAATATCTACTGCAACTGGGTTTGGATCAGTTACTTGGGCTGTTACTCCTAACATACAAACTGCTACAGGACTAGTGTTTAACACAACTAATGGGCAGATATCAGGTACCCCTACAATTCAAGGATCGCAACAGTATACAGTTAGTGTAACAGATTCTTTACTACAAACAGACTCTAAGAATTTTGCCTTAACAATTAATGCTGGTCCAGTAGTAGCTGTTGCAGTATTGCCTAGCACCTACACTTTTACTAAAGGCGTTGCAGTATCTACATTTAGGCCAGTTAACGGATCTGGCGGGTTTGGAAGTTTAGTTTACACAATAACTCCTGACATTAGTACTACTGGTCTATCTTTTAGCACCACTGGCACTATTTCTGGAACACCTACATCTAATATTTCAAAGACGTTCTATACTGTAACTGCATTTGATCAAATTGGTGCATCTAGTTCTACACAATTTGATTTAACAATCAACTTACCACCTGCTTTATCAGTATCAACAGTAGTTGCTCCGCAGATATTAACATACAATATTCCTGTAACAACTGCAATACAGCCAGTTAAAACTACAGGCGGCTTTGGTAGCGTATCATATAGTGTCAGTCCTACGTTACCAAATGCACTAACATTTTCAACCAGCACTGGCGCATTTAGCGGAGTACCGTTAACACTAACATCGCCAACATCATTTACAGTTACCGCTTCTGATACACTGGGACAAACAACTGCTAGTTCATTCTTACTTTCTATTGTTTATCCTCCGATTGTTACTGCACAGAGTATACCGTCTGTTGTATTAATAAAAGATACAACATTTGCCAATTATCTTAGACCAGTAACTGTGTCGTCTGGAGGTATTGGGCCTTTTGCATATTCTGTTACGCCTAGTATTCCTCCGCCAGCAGGACTAACATTTACCAGTACTGGTACATTATTCGGTACTGCTACTGATTTATTATCCACAACTACATATAATGTACTGATAACTGATTCAGTTGGTTCTACAAGTACACGATCTTTTACATTATTTGTACAGAATACACCACCCCCACCTCCAATTGTTATTACTATTAATAATGCTGCACTAAGTTTAGTTCAGTATGGAGGTCCTTATTCTTATAGTCCAGTTAGCGGCAGCAGTGGCAAAGGATTGTTAAGTTATAGTATTAGTCCACCATTGCCTGGTAATTTACTATTCAGTACATCCACTGGCCAAATTGTCGGTAACACAACATCTTCATTTAACACTTCTACATTTAGTGTTACTGTAAGTGACCAAACAATCCCTGCACAACGAAGTACTGGAACTTTCTCACTTCATATTTCTGGCATTAGAGATATTGAGTTAACTAAAACAACATCGGGTGAGTTACTAACAAAGAATGTAGCTGCGGACTTTACTCCTGTCTTGGCAGATTATGGTGTACCACCATTACGCTATACATTAGATACTCTGTTACCAGCTGACTTAACCTACAATACATCAACTGGCCAATTAAGTGGTATTCCTAGAACTTCTCAAGGTAACGCAACCTACATTGTTACAGTATACGATAGTAGAAGTAAGTTTGGTTACGAGCCTGATGCGCTTTCTCAAGAAACTTTTGACCTGCAGATTGACGATCCTGCTCCTATTACATTAATCACTGGTACCAACGTAGTAGTATTGCCGCAAAGTGTGCCATTTGCTCCTGTTACAATTTTTACCGCAGGCGGCGGATACGGTACATTGAGTTATACTGTAGTACCAGCAGCTTTTCCGGGTGCGCTAACATTTAATGCAGGTGTGTTGGGAGGCAGTGCGAGCGTTAACAGTACTACAGCTACTACCTACACTGTTACCATTAGAGATCAAGCAGAACAGGTTACAACTACAACGTTCAGTTTGAATGTACCTCCTGCACCGGTAACTGCTACGTTGAGAATTCCGTCAAGAACACTGACTAGGTCTGTTAATGCCGTACCGTTTAAGCCAGTAGATGGAAGTAATGGTTATAGTCCAATTAGCTATCTAATTGATCCTGCATTACCTGGAAATTTAATTTTTAGTACAAGTACAGGTTTTGTTAGTGGTATTGCAACTGCTGTTCTAAGTACAACTACATATAGTATTACTGTACGAGATTTTTGGAATTTTAGAAGCACTGCTACATTTAACTTGAATGTTGTAGATCTTCCTTCCTTAACAACTGTATTAGATACTCCTACTGTTGCGCTAACAAGATTAATAGATACTGCCAATGTTGCCCCTGTGAGCGCCACTGGTGGATTTGGAAATATAGCATTTTCAATTAGTCCGCCGTTGCCTAACGGATTAAGCATTAGCGCAACTAACGGATTTATTACTGGTATTGCACAGGTAATACAGACTGCTGCGCCATTTAATATAACTGCAACTGATGCAGTTGGTCAAAAGAGCACACAAACATTTACATTAACAGTAATTGATCCTCCGTTAACTGCTACTGTGGTTAGTGCTAACAATGTATTCACCCAATATAAATCATTTACAGCAATACAGCCAGTAACTGCGGCAGGGGGAGTTACTCCTTACGTATTTGGAATTGCACCATTACTAACTGGCACCGGGTTAACTTATAGTGCATCAGGTATACTAGCCGGTACCCCTACTGCTACATTAACCACTGCTTCGTACACAGTTACTATAACTGACAGCGGTGGAGTTGTACAAACAACCAGCACGTCAATTAGTATCGGTATTAATCCGCCAGCACCATTAGTTGCCGTAGTTAATACAAGTTCGCTAGTTTATACAATTGGTGTACCTGCTACACTGATTAGACCTTTTGAAGGTAGCGGCGGCACTGGAGCACTAACGTATTCTGTTTCGCCAGCATTGCCATTGAGTTTAGGTCTAAATGCAGCAACTGGTTTTATTGCCGGAACTCCTACAGTAATTTCTAGCACAGCAACTTATACAATTACAGTTACTGACAGTGCTGCCGTACCGCAATCAACTAGCACAGCAGTTACCGTAGTAATATTTCCAAAGCCTATTACATTAACAGTACAACAGGCTGAAGTAGTATTAACTCGATACGCTGCTATCACAACATCTATTATTCCAGTACTTGCGTCTGATGGATCTGGGGTATTAACTTACACATTAATTCCTCCTACGCTACCTAATACTGTAGTGTATGATGCATTTACTGGCGAGGTAGAAGGAACTCCTACTGATCCAAGTATATCAACTACCTACATTGTTAAAGTAACAGATGGCATTGGACAAGAATCTACATCGTCATTTATTTTAACAATTGGTACAAACGCACCTCCTGAGTTGTCGGTAACAGTTCCAGTTAATCCTGTTAACTTTACGCAAAATCAATTTGATCAAATTCTACCTGTAGCAGTGAGTGGAGGTTATACAACACCTTCCTCAAATTACACATATACATTAGATACTTCTGTCAATGCATTACCGCTAGGATTGAGTTTTAATAATGCAACTGGATACATTTCTGGTACTCCATTACTGCTAACTAGCGCACCGTTAACATTTACTATAACAGTTACAGATGCGATTCCGCAGACTAAGTCAGCTACTTTCCAATTAAATGTTTTCCAAGCAGTGACCGGAACATCTGGTAAGGGCTACGGCGGCAGTATCGGTTATACTGGTAGTCGTGGCGCAGGATTTACAGGTAGTAAAGGATTTATTGGTAGTCTTGGTTTCTCCGGTAGTATTGGATATACTGGCAGTGAAGGCTTTGTAGGAAGTGAAGGCTTTGTAGGATCGAGAGGTAGCTTAGGCTACACAGGTAGTCAAGGCGCCAAAGGTGATCAAGGTACAGGATTACAAGTTATCGGAACTGTACCTACTGATACTGCACTTCCAGTTCCATATCTTGGACAAGACGGTGACGGTTTAATTGTTGCAGATTCAGGAAAATTATTTGTATGGGACGGAACTGACTGGATCGACGTTGGAAGAATAACAGGTTATTCGGGAAGCGTGGGCGAATTAGGTTATACTGGCAGTAAAGCCTATGTAGGTAGTCAAGGATACTCCGGAAGCAAAGGCTTTGCCGGTAGTGTTGGCTTTGCCGGTAGTGTTGGCTACAGTGGATCACTTGGTTACACTGGTAGCAGGGGTGAGACTAGTTTTATAGGCAGTGAAGGACGCTTTGGATTCACTGGTAGTCAAGCATTCACTGGTAGTCAAGGATTCCTAGGTAGTAGGGGTTTTGCGGGCAGTACAGGTTACATCGGAAGTGAAGGTTATACTGGTAGCATCGGCTATACTGGTAGTCAGGGATATTCGGGTAGTGCAGGCTACACCGGGTCACAAAGTTTCACTGGTAGTCAAGGATATACTGGGTCATTTGGATTCACCGGTAGTTCAGGTGCATTTGCTGCAATTGGATTTGGTGGCAGTGCTGGTTATGCTGGAAGTTTTGGATATACCGGCAGTGAAGGTTATATAGGTAGCTTTGGTTATACTGGTTCTAGAGGTTTTGCTGGTAGTCGCGGGTTTGTAGGCAGTGAAGGCTACGTGGGATCGATCGGATTTAGTGGAAGTGCTGGATACACTGGATCTCAAAGTTTCACTGGCAGCTTTGGTTATACTGGTAGCATCGGCTACACTGGCTCACAGAGCTATACCGGTAGTACAGGCTACATAGGTAGTGAAGGTTACACCGGCAGTATTGGTTTTACAGGAAGTATTGGCTACACTGGATCACAAAGCTATACTGGTAGCACAGGCTACATAGGTAGTGAAGGTTATACTGGCAGTATTGGTTTTACAGGATCTGCTGGATATGTTGGGTCAAGAGGATTCATTGGATCAAAAGGATTTGTTGGCAGTATTGGATATACAGGAAGCATTGGCTTTACCGGTAGTCAAGGAGCAGGTTTTATTGGCAGCGAAGGCTATACCGGCAGTATTGGCTTTAGCGGTAGTAGAGGGCTAATAGGTTACACAGGTAGTCAAAGTTATACTGGTAGTGTTGGTTATACTGGTAGCATTGGGTTTACAGGAAGTATTGGCTACACTGGATCGCAAAGTTTTACAGGATCTCGAGGTTTTATTGGCAGCGTCGGCTTTACTGGTAGCATTGGCTTTACTGGTAGCATCGGCTTTACCGGCAGCTCCGGATTCGTTGGGTCTCGAGGATTTGTCGGCAGCAAAGGATATGACGGTTCTATTGGATTTACTGGAAGCATTGGATATGTAGGATCACAAAGTTTCACTGGATCTGTAGGTTATACTGGTACTCAGGGCTATACAGGAAGTACCGGCGGCGGATATACTGGATCACAAAGTTTCACTGGATCTGTAGGTTATACTGGTACTCAGGGCTATACAGGAAGTACTGGTGGCGGATATACTGGATCACAAAGTTTTACTGGTAGTGTTGGCTATGTTGGTAGTCAAGCATACACAGGTAGCATTGGTTTTAGTGGCAGCTCTGGATTCGTTGGATCGAGGGGATTTGCTGGAAGTTCGGGCTACACCGGTAGCCTAGGTTTTGCAGGTAGTGCCGGCGCCGGCTTTATTGGCAGCGTTGGCTACACCGGTAGCCAGGGCGAAATAGGATATGCAGGATCAATTGGATATGTTGGCTCACAAAGTTTCACTGGTAGTGTTGGCTACACAGGTTGCCAAGGTTCAATTGGTTACAGCGGAAGTATTGGAGTTCGTGGTTACGCTGGGTCACAAAGTTTTACTGGTAGTGTTGGCTACACAGGTAGCGTCGGCTTTACAGGTAGTAGAGCGTTTACTGGTAGTGCAGGGTTTGCTGGCAGTCGCGGATTTGTAGGAAGCGAAGGCTATATAGGCAGTGTCGGATTTACTGGAAGCCAAGGTATAACAGGATTTATAGGTAGTCAAGGTATTCCGGGTGCATTTGCTGCTCTAGGATGGACTGGTAGTACAGGTTTTACAGGTAGTCGTGGTTATACTGGTAGTGACGGATATGTAGGTAGCGTCGGCTTTACTGGTAGTATCGGTGTTGGTTTTACTGGCAGTGAGGGCTTTACTGGCAGTGAAGGCTATACTGGCAGTATTGGCTTTAGCGGTAGCCGTGGGTTCTTGGGCAGTAGAGGTTTTGTAGGCAGTGTTGGCTTTACTGGTAGCATTGGCTTTACTGGTAGCATTGGCTTTACTGGTTCACAGAGCTACACTGGCAGTGAAGGTTTTATTGGCAGTGAAGGCTATACTGGCAGTATCGGCTTTAGCGGTAGCCGTGGGTTCTTGGGCAGTAGAGGTTTTGTAGGCAGTGTTGGCTTTACAGGTAGCATTGGCTTTACAGGTAGTGACGGGTTTACAGGAAGTGGCGGAGTTCAAGGAGACACTGGATTTGTTGGATCTGTCGGTAAAGATGGTACATCTATTACTATATTAGGACAAGTTTCTACATCTACTGCTCTTCCTGGATATCCAGATTCTTATACAGGTGCTACTGGCGATAGCTATCTTACTGAAGACGGTAACATATGGATCTGGACTGGCGATGTTTGGCAAAACGGCGGAAACATTAAAGGTCCTCAAGGAAATACAGGAGCTGTTGGTAGTTTTGGTTACACTGGTAGTCGTGCCTATACTGGTAGCTTTGGTTACAGTGGTAGCTCTGGTTATAGTGGCAGTGAAGGATATATTGGTAGTGACGGATATACCGGTAGCGTTGGTTACAGTGGTAGCTCTGGTTATAGTGGCAGTGAAGGATATATTGGTAGTACAGGATTCACTGGCAGCGAAGGATATACCGGTAGTCGTGCTTATACTGGTAGCTCTGGGTATGTTGGTAGTACAGGATCCACTGGCAGCGAAGGATATACCGGTAGTCGTGCTTATACCGGTAGTCAAGGAGCAGGTTTTACAGGTAGCAGTGGTCAAGCTGGAATTATAGGAGTTGACGGATATACAGGCAGTTCGGGTGCATTTGCTGCAATTGGATTCGGTGGTAGTGCTGGTTATGCCGGTAGCTTGGGAGAATTTGGCTACACCGGCAGTGCAGGTGCAGGCTTTGCTGGAAGTGAGGGATTTGTAGGGTCGCAGGGCGTTGTGGGTAGCTTTGGATTTACTGGCAGTGAAGGCGCTGGCTTTGCCGGAAGTGTTGGTTTTGTAGGGTCATCCGGAATTGTTGGTAGCTTTGGATTTACTGGCAGTTCTGGTGCATTTGCTGCCCTCGGTTATACTGGTAGTAGTGCTGATAAAGGCGGCTTACGCTATTACTACGATACTACTAGAACACCTGGCATTGGTACTTCAGGCAGTTTAAGAACAAACAATGCAACTATTGCAAACGTAACTGCGATCTATATTAACGTTAACGATGTAAATGGCATAGGTCACGGCAACTATATCAACCAGTGGGATGATAGCACAAATGCAATTAAGGGCCAGCTATTAATTAAAAACAATAGTTCTACTTCCAATGTGTTTAGTGCATGGAATATAACTGCTATTCTTAACCAGTCCACTTATTATACATTAACTGTAACATATGCCTCTGGTGTCTATGGTCTAAACAACGATCAAATTGTTGTTGAATTTATTAGAACAGGTAATGCAGGCTTTACAGGTAGTCGCGGCTACACTGGCAGTGATGGCTATGCAGGTAGCTTTGGCTACACCGGCTCATTTGGCTACACCGGCTCATTTGGCTACACCGGCTCATTTGGTTACACCGGCTCATTCGGTTACAGTGGTAGTGAGGGATATGTAGGATCATTTGGTTATACTGGATCATTTGGTTATACTGGTAGTCGTGGCTACACCGGCAGTGATGGCTATGCAGGTAGCTTTGGTTACACCGGCTCATTTGGCTACACCGGCTCATTTGGCTACACCGGCTCATTTGGCTACACCGGCTCATTTGGTTACAGTGGTAGCTTTGGCTACACCGGCTCATTTGGTTACAGTGGCTCATTTGGCTACACTGGTAGTCAAGGCTACACTGGATCATCTGGTTACAGTGGTAGCTTTGGCTATACAGGTAGTCAAGGCTACACAGGTAGTCGTGGTTACAGTGGCAGTGAAGGATATGCTGGTAGCTTTGGCTACACTGGATCATTTGGCTACACAGGTAGTCGTGGTTACAGTGGCAGTGAAGGATATGCAGGATCATTTGGTTATACTGGATCATTTGGCTATACAGGTAGTCAAGGCTACACAGGCAGTCGTGGTTACAGTGGCAGTGAAGGATATGCAGGATCATTTGGTTATACTGGATCATTTGGCTATACAGGTAGTCAAGGCTACACAGGCAGTCAAGGTTACAGTGGCAGTGAAGGATATGCAGGATCATTTGGCTATACAGGTAGTCAAGGCTACACAGGCAGTCAAGGTTACAGTGGCAGTGAAGGATATGTTGGTAGCTTTGGCTACACTGGTAGCTTTGGCTACACTGGTAGTATTGGCTATACGGGTAGTCAAGGTCCTAAAGGTGAAGATGGCCAATTTGGTGGTGCTTCCTTCTATTATATATTTGAGTCAGATCCATATGTAGACACGGTCCCTAATGGTTATGTTCGATTAGAAAGTACTACTACAACGGCATCAACGTTTATTGCTCTTGCTGATACAGATCGATTCAGTACAAATATTGCGTCATTCATTCAAACAGTTGATGATTCAACAAGTGATATAAAAGGCTACATTAAACTAACTGAAGAGGCAAATTCTAATAATTTTGCAATTTTTGCAATTACCGGAACACATTTTATACATGATGATCACTTTCATATTCCTATATCATATGTATCCGGCGCAACGTCGGTTCCAGCAACTGATACTAATGTAATTGTATCGTTCGTAGTCAATGGAGACAAAGGCGATCGAGGATATACTGGTAGCTTTGGCTATAGTGGTAGCTTCGGCTATAGTGGTAGTCGTGGCTACACTGGTAGTGAAGGATATGTCGGATCATTTGGCTACACTGGATCATTTGGTTATACTGGTAGTCGTGGCTACACTGGTAGTGAAGGATATGTCGGATCATTTGGTTATACTGGATCATTTGGTTATACTGGTAGTCGTGGCTACACTGGTAGTGAAGGATATGTCGGTAGTCGTGGCTACATTGGATCATTTGGTTACACCGGATCATTTGGTTATAGTGGTAGCTTTGGTTACACCGGATCATTTGGTTATAGTGGTAGCTTTGGCTATACTGGTAGTCGTGCTTATACTGGTAGTGAAGGATTCACTGGTAGTGAAGGATATGTCGGTAGTGAAGGATTCACTGGCAGTAGAGGAACATTTGCAGGGATCGGATTCCTATACAATTTTTCAACAGAAACTACTGCAATCAACCCAGGCCAGGGATTCCTAGGATGGAACAGTGCATTTGTAGATACTGCTAACGAATTATATATATCAGATACTGATATTAATAATGTGTCTGGTTATCTAGACGGATTTTTAGCCAGCATTGCTAATAGTACAAACCCGCAAAAGGGTTATATTAAAATTACTCATGCAGATATACCTACTACGTATATCATGTTAAGTATTAATGGTTCATTAACCGATAATACAGACTTCTTTACAATTCCTATTCAATGGATATCTGGCTATGGCGACAATTGGTTAGTAGATTGGCCAATCTTAATTTCCATAGAAAGAACAGGGGATTTAGGTTATAGCGGTAGTTTCGGTTATAGCGGTAGTTTCGGTTATAGCGGTAGTTTCGGTTATACTGGATCGCAAAGTTTCACTGGTAGCCGAGGATATAACGGATCATTTGGTTACAGTGGCAGCTTTGGCTACACAGGATCATTTGGCTACACAGGATCATTTGGCTACACGGGATCATTTGGCTACACTGGTAGTCAAGGCTACACTGGATCATCTGGTTATACTGGATCATCTGGTTATACTGGATCATTTGGTTATACTGGATCGCAAAGTTTCACTGGTAGCTTTGGCTATACTGGTAGCTTTGGTTATACTGGTAGTACTGGCGCCGGATGGACTGGTAGCTTCGGTTTTATAGGTAGTAGGGGCTTTTCCGGATCAAAGGGTGAAAGCTCATTTACCTACGGTACAACTGCTCCTGTTTCGCCAGTAATAGGTGATCGATGGTTTGATAGCGACTTAGGTTTAGAATACGTTTATACCAATGATGGAGATACTAACCAATGGGTTGAAGTTGCAGCAGGCGGCGGCTTCTTAGGTCCTATTGGATACTCCGGCAGTGCAGGAGATGTATTAGCTCAAGGAGCAATAGGTTTCACTGGTAGTGCAGGTTTTAGTGATTTTATGAGTATTGCACTCAGCGACGAATACAGTCCGTTAACTGTAGGAACTGCTGTAACATTTAGAGCTCCTTATGCATTGACTTTAACTCAGTTGCCTAGAGCCAGCTTAACAACAGCAGGCGGCTCTGTGGTAACTATTGATATTAGAAGAAATGGCTTTGCAGTACTGGGAAATAAGTTAACCGTTGATGCAGGTGAAACAACTTCTGTTACTGCCGCAACACCTGCAACTTTAGTTGGACCAACTTTTGCAGATGATGATGAATTTACTTTAGGTATTGAAACTATTGGTGCCGGTGCAACTGGTGCAAAAGTAACAATTTATTACAGAAAATTATGAGTGGATCATTTTTAATAAACAGTGCAAGAAATGTAGTACGGTTGACAGGAGAACGTATTTTCACTTCTACAAATTTTAATCCAATTTCCTGGACTGTTCCTGCAGGAGTTACCTCAATATCTATAGTAGTTGTGGGTGGTGGTGGGGGTGGTGGTGGGGTGTCTATCAATTTTACTCTTGGACAATATGGAACAGGTTCGGCAGGAGGTGGTGGTGGCCTAGCCTGGGTTACTGATATTGCGGTCACCCCAGGCGAAATTTTAGAAATAAATGTCGGGTTTGGCGGTGGCGGCGGCTCAAATTTTGTTACCGGCGCCGCACTTGGCACAAATATAGGAACTATTTCTACTGACGGCGTAGCTGGCGGAAGTAGCTGGGTCAGACGACAGGGCAGCGGTACATTTATTGTTTTGGCAACAGGTGGTGGCGCCGGCATTCGCGCTAGCGGATCTCTGAGCATTTTGGGAGGTGCCGGAGGCTTACCACAAATTGGTGAATCTGGCGGCACCGGAGGCACTGGCGGTTTTGGCTCAGGAACGGCTGTCGGTATTACTAAATCGGGCGCTGGTGGTGGCGGCGCTGGTGGATATTCGGGAAAGGGCGGCGATGGTGCAAATTCTTTCGCTTCACCAATCAGTCTCCAACAAGGTGCCGGCGGCCAATTTGGTGGAGGCGCCGGAGGAACTAACGCCGCATATGCTGGCGCCTTTCAAACCCAAGTAGCAGCAGATGGCGGCAGCGTTGGAATTTATGGTCAACGTTTGGACGGATTCCCTGCATCAATTCCGGTTGTAAATGGTCTAATATCATCAGGGCCTGGTAGTACTATAAACACAAGTGCAGGCGCGGCTAATAATCAATACATATATGCAGGTGGTGGTGGTGGAGCATTTAGTGTTAGTAATGGTACTGGTTTGATATCTTTTAACGCAAATCAAGGCCAACGAGGTGCAGTTCGAATAATATGGCCAGGGGCCATAAGAAGATTCCCGGACCTTAATGTTGGTCCTGATTATCGTGGTCTAGACTCTCCTATTGGGGAATTGAGTGTAACCGTCGACGGCCCGACAACTTTAACAGCAAACTGGACAAATCCTACAAATTTCACCGGTTCTCCTATTTTATCCTGGACTATTAGATTTTCAGTATTAGCCGCAGGCACCCCACCCGGGACATCCTCTACGGCTGCATCTACTGTAGAAGTCACCTTACCTGATACGGGAACTCCCATAACTTCTTATACCACGTCAACTTTTGTTCAGGGAAGAAGTTATAATGTAGAAGTTCGAACTACAAATTCTTTCGGCAGCGGTGGCTGGAGCAATAATGTTGTAATTGCGCCAGCAGTAGCACCATCTGCTCCATTTATTGGCACGGCTACAAATGTAAACTCGACTACAGCAAGTGTAAGTTATACAGCACCTACAGACGGCGGAAGTGTAATTACATCCTATACCGCTGTTAGTAGTCCTGGGGGGATTACCGGAACAGTACTAGCATCGGGATCAGGCTCTATTACTGTAACCGGATTAACTGATCTACAAACATACACATTTACTGTGTTTGCAACCAATGCAGTGGGAAATAGTGTATCTTCTAGTGCTAGTAATTCAGTCACAGTACAAAATCCGCCTCAACTATATGCATTTACTAGTGCGACTTTCACTCCTGGTGGGGCAACTTTCAGAACAGGACCAAGCCTTACACAAGCACGGACCGGTTTGACCGGCTCAGGTGTAGATGCTTGGAAAAACAACACCAGTTTCTTTAATACAGACAATGGTATACAAATATGGACAGTACCAGCTACAGGCACCTACCAAATTGATTGCTACGGAGCTCAAGGAGGTGATGGCGGTGTTGGCAGCACTGGTGCTGCTGGACGCGGTGCAAGAATGAGTAGCCCCTTTAATCTAACAGAGGGAGAAATAATACGATTAGTTGTTGGACAACAGGGCTGGACACAGACCAATGGCTGGGGTGGCGGAACTGGCGGCGGCGGCTCGTTTGTTTGGAGACCTTCATTTACAACGTTCCCAATGATAGCAGCAGGCGCTGGTGGCGGTGGCGGTATTGGTGATACTTTCCAGGCAGGCGGACAGATTGGCACAAGCGGAGGCAGCGGAGGCCACACTACCCCCGGTGCCGGTGGTACTGGTGGCAATGCCAGCCTGTCGTCCGGTGTTTGCGGTGGCGGGGGTGGACAAGGATGGAATGGCGGCGCAAGTAACCATTGCGGCGGCGCCTTTACTTGGCCCGCTTTATATGTAAATCCGACTGGATTTACTAGTGGCTCCCACGACGCTAATGGCGGCGGCTTTGGTGGTGGTGGTGGCAGCTACGGAGGCTCCGGCGGTGGCGGCGGCTACAGCGGTGGCGGATCCGGTGGATGGAGTCAGGCTGGCCGAGGCGGTGGTGGCGGATCATTTAGCTCAGTTGGCGGAGTTGGTTCAATAACTACTGCTGCAACACGCCCCGGTCAAGGTCAGATAATTATTACAAGACTATAATAGATAATTTATGAGATACATCAAAATAAAAAATAATAATCCAATTGACTACACTATTGAACAATTATTTCAAGACTACCCTACTGCTGTGATTTACAAAATATCAAGAATGCCAGATGAGCAGTTATTGGCAAACTATGATGTTTATCCATTAATAACTACTGAAAAACCCAATGGAGATGTGGTCACTGAAGGTATTCCTGAATTAATTGGAAAAGAATGGAATCAAACATGGATTATTAGACCATTTACGGAAGAAGAACAGTTACAGAATCAAAAAGAATTAAAAGAACAGGAATCTAACTTGTTTGCCGTAGATGAGATTGCTAACGAAAGATATAGTATATGTCAATCGTGCGATAAGTTTGTTAAATTAACTACTCAATGTACTGAGTGTAGTTGTTTTATGATACTTAAGACTAAATTTCAATCGTCTACCTGTCCCATAAATAAATGGTAAATTAAGATCAATGATACCAGGGAGTCTAAAAAACTTTGATATCAACTAGAACGATCGACAAACAATAAACAGTTAAATATACAGTTAATATAATTCAACCATGCCCATTAATTTTCCAATCACTCCAGCGTTAAATCAGACCTATACTTCTGGCAATAGAACTTGGCAATATAATGGAAAGGCTTGGGCTGTTGTGGGAAATACACAGGGTTATACGGGTAGTTCGGGTATATTTGCTGCATTAGGATATACCGGAAGTCGAAGTTTTACCGGTAGTGGGGGGTTTTTAGGAAGCACAGGTCCTCTAGGCTTTACTGGCAGTTCGGGCGCATTTGCAGCTTTAGGGTATACTGGCAGCGTACCTGGATATACTGGCAGTAGAAGCTTTGTAGGTAGTGCGGGATTTATTGGTAGCGTCGGCTACACAGGTAGCGTCGGCTTTACGGGTAGTCGAGCCTTCACCGGCAGTCAGGGATTTTTTGGTAGTGTTGGCTATACAGGTAGTTTTGGCTATACAGGTAGTGTGGGAGACAGAGGTGGATTACGATATTTTTACGATGCGACGACAACTGCCGGTATCTCTTCTAATGGTAGTTTAAGATTTAACAACGCCAGTATTGGCTCAGTTACTCAAATTTATATTAATGAGGTTACTTCTAATAGTACAAATATACAATCATTTATTGCAACCTTTGATGATAGTACTAGTCCAATAAAGGGATATCTACATGTAAAATGTGTTAGCTCGTTGCTTACTCAAGAATCTATATGGCAAGTAAATTCTATAACAGATAATACTACCTATTACACCTTGTCAGTGACTTACGTTGCAGGAGCAAATCCGTCTGCTAACGAAGCACTTGCAGTTGAGTTCTATAGGACTGGTGAACGAGGTTTTTCAGGTAGCCAAGGTATATTAGGATTCACTGGTAGTTTTGGTTATACAGGTAGTGTAGGTGACCGAGGCGGACTAAGATATTACTACGATTCAGGTTTCACTAGTGCCGGTATTAGTGCAAACGGTAGTTTGAGATTTAGTAGCCCTACTTTTTCAGTGGCTAATACAATTTGGATGAATGAGATCACATCCAATGGCACAAATATACAATCATTTATTGCAACCTTTGACGACAGCACTAGTCCAATAAAAGGATATCTACATGTAAAATGTGTCAGTTCATTCCTTGTAGCAGAATCTATATGGCAGGTAAATTCAATAGTAGATAATACCACTTATTATACACTGACGGTAACTTACATTGCAGGAGCACAACCGCCTGCCAATGAAGCACTTGCTGTTGAGTTCTATAGGACTGGTGAACGAGGTTTTTCAGGTAGCCAAGGTATATTAGGATTCACTGGTAGTTTTGGTTATACAGGTAGTGTAGGTGACCGAGGCGGACTAAGATATTACTATGATGCAACCTCCGCTAGTGCTGGTATTAGTTCCAATGGCAGTTTGAGATTTAATAATGGAAATATTTCTACCCTACTTTATATCAATGAGATCACATCCAATGGCACAAATATACAATCATTTATTGCAACCTTTGACGACAGCACTAGTCCAATAAAAGGATATCTACATGTAAAATGTGTTAGCTCGTTCCGTTCTGAAGAATTAATATTTCAAGTGACCTCCATAGGAGATTTTACCACTTATTATACATTAGTTGGTACTGTAATTTCCGGATCGCTTCCGCCTGCCAATGAAGCACTTGCTGTTGAGTTCTATAGGACTGGTGAAAGAGGATTTTCAGGTAGCCAAGGTATATTAGGATTCACTGGTAGTTTTGGCTATACAGGTAGCACAGGTGAACGAGGTGGCCTGAGATATTACTTCGATGCTACCTCCACTAGTGCTGGTATTAGTTCCAATGGCAGTTTGAGATTTAACAGTGCAGCTATCCCGGGCACTCTAGTTTATATTAACGATGTCACCTCCAATGGCGCAAATATACAATCATTTATTGCAACCTTTGATGATAGTACCAGTCCAATAAAGGGATATCTGCATATAAAATGTGTTAGCTCATTACTTACTCAAGAAGTTATCCATCAAGTAAATTCAATAACAGACAACGGGAATTATTACACACTGGGAGTAACTTGGATTGCAGGCGTATTTCCTCCTGCTAACGAAGCAATTGCAGTTGAATTTTACAGAACGGGCGAACGAGGTTATGCTGGTAGTCAAGGTATTACAGGATGGATTGGTAGTTTTGGTTATGCCGGTAGTTTTGGTTATGCCGGTTCAGTCGGTAGCCGTGGGTTCTCTGGCAGTATGGGAATGACCAGTACTACTGTTGATCTTACACCAAACAGTTCTGGCGCAAGCGGCACAGTGACTTTTGATTTTTCAACAGGTGGGGTATTTTATCTAACTGCTCCGGCAGCTAATTTTACAGCAAACTTTACTAATATATCTACAGATCCCAGCATTACTACTGTGGTTGTTCTTTACATTGCTCAAGGAGCAAGTGCATTTATTCCGTCTGCGTTACAGATTAACGGAGCAGCACAAACTGTAAAATGGCTTCAAGGTGTTACTGTGTCGGGGTCGCCGAATCAGGTAGACATGATATCGTATTCCTTGATAAGAACATCTGGCGGAGTTTGGGTAACACTGGGTCAATTCACAACTTATGTGTAATTAACAAAATTAAATACAACTATGGCACGATCGGCATCAACCGCGGGAAAAGAATGGTATCTAAATCCTCCAATTGAAGAAGAACCAGAATATTATGGATCAACAATGTTATTTTATCAGGCAACTGCACCAGTAGGCTGGACTCAGGTTACTTCAAATGATGACATAGGACTACGGCTAGTTACAGGACTAACAGGCGGCTCGGTTGGCGGTACATCTAATTTTACCACTGTGTACCCAGCATCTGTGAATACAGTGTCGGCAATCATAACTGGAACCGCTGCATCGGCTACAGCTCCTGTTGCCTTAACCTCACCACAAATTCCTGTGCATACTCATGCACACACTGTTGCTCAATATAGTCCGTATCCCTCCGGTGCCCGGGTTACTGTGCCACCATCGGCCCAACCGACCCTGCAGGCAGCAGCTTATGGCCAGCAGACAAGTACCTCCGGTGGTCCGTCATCGCCTCACAGTCACTCAACTCCGGCTGTTCCGTCACTAACGCTTACTCTTTCTAAAGATAGACGTATACGATATGCAAATGTAATTTTAGCAACTAGGGATACTCTACCGTAATGCCAAGACCGTCTGTCCCATCTGGAACAATTACCATTTTTTGTCAAGTAGCGGCACCTGTTGGTTGGACTAAATTAACTACCCTTAATGATTATGCACTACGGATTGTTAACGGCGCAGTATCAACTGGCGGCTCCTCACCATTCACTACCTGTTTTACTGACGCTGAAGTGGCCGCTAGTTTTAGTTCTAGTCTGTCAGTTGGTAGTTACACAATATCAACTAGCGAAATGGCTTCTCATTCACACCCTTCAGGTGGTGGTACTGCAAGTCCTATAGGACAGGCATACTTTGCACCAGCTGGACAACTCATCTATCAATCGGCCGGTACTCAAAGCATCGGCCCGGCTGGGGGCGGCGGCTCACATTCACATACTGTGCCGGGTGCGGTGCCGGCCCCTGTTACTTTTCCAGGGGGCTCAATGCAGACATTGTCACTGAGATATATTGATGTAATTCAATGCAGTAGGAATTAACAATGGGATCATTTACATTTCCAACCGGAACCGTTACGGTATTTAGACAAACTGCTGCACCTCTTGGCTGGCAAAAGATTACATCTGTAAATGATGTGGCATTAAGGGTAGTAAGTGGTAGTGGCGGAACATTAGGCGGCACTACAACTTTTTCAACAGCACATTTAACTACATGGCCGAACAGTTTCTCTTTTAATAGTCCGTTTCCCGGAAGTACTGGTGCTGCACCAGCAGCATCAACTGGAGCAGGCGGCCATGTGCATACTACAATGTTTGTAAATCCCATACCTCGTATAACAGTACTTGCTCGAAATCCCTTTCCCGCACCAAGTTATGCCTCGGTATTTAATGCCAGTCCGGCGCCTGCGTCCGCAACCGCAGGTGGAAGTACTGCTCACAGCCATCCTCTTGGAGTTTCTATAAGCGGATCTGCCAGTCAGCCCAATTGGTCAGTTATCTATGTAGATTTGATATTGGCATCTAAGTTCTAATTTTTTTATATACCTATATTATAATAGTAAATATTAGATATAGGAGAAATCAAATGGAACTTAAAAGAAAAAATCTCTGTCCCATTCTTAACAAAGAATGTATAGGATTAGACTGTGCTTGGTTTGTTAAGATAGCGGGATATGATGTAAACACTGGAAAACAAGTTGATGATTGGAATTGCACTGTAGCTTACTTGCCAATGTTGTTGATAGAAAATTCCGGAATGCAACGACAAACAGGGGCTGCTGTAGAAAGTTTTAGAAACGAAATGGTCAAGGCAAACGAGACTAGTCTGCAGGTATTGGCTGCTGCTGCTGGAATTGGCTCGCGCACAATCAACAACGATAGTAATTTAATCGATGCTAGTCCTAACTCAAAAAGTATAGAAAATTAAGATATGTTCCAAACAAATAGATTAACTATATTAGTTCCCGATAACGCAGTTTATACAGATGTATGTTGCATATTAAATTTAGATCTTTCTAATGCAGGGATTCCACAAGATGTGCGATGTTTACAATGGCTTACTAATGCAGGGCACATAGAATATTCAGATGAACGACCTAATACAGAAATTACAGAACTACCTGCCTGGGCATATCCCTGCTTAGAACTATGGGAAAAATCTTTTAAGGAAAATGCCCCGTCAATGGATGATATTACATCATTTATGAAAAATGCCAATGATGCGTTAGATTAAGAGACTACCATGCATAAAAATATTCAAGAATCGAACTACATTTATATAAAGAATTTCATATCTCCAGAACGAGCAAGTGAACTAGCTAAATCTTTTATTAAATTTTCTAAAGAAAACAATTTATCTGGTGATATTCAGGTTGAAAAAAGTCAGAGCGAATATAATTATATTGATTTTTTAGAATTATTGTGTGAAAAAACTCCCGAAGTTAGTAAGTTTTTAGGCGAGACAGTTTTGCCTACCTATAGCTATGCAAGAGTCTATAAAAAAGGATCCGTGTTAGAAAGACATAAAGACAGGCCGGCATGTGAAGTTAGTCTTACGTTAAATCTTTCAAAAGACAAAGATTGGCCAATCTGGATACAAACACCAGACGGTAAAGAAGTGTCTCTAAATCTAAAATCAGGGGATGCAGTCATGTATTTGGGATGCGAAAGGGACCATTGGAGAGATACATTTGAAGGAAATGAATATGTTCAAGTATTTTTGCATTACGTAAGGAGTAGAGGACCAAACGTTTGGGCTGTTTTTGATAAAGTGCAAGCACCGCCTGTTGAATCTAAAGAAACTGCCGTAGACGCACAGCCTAACGAAACTGAAAATCCTGCAGGTTTTGTTCCATTACCAAATCATTTAGATGCACTCAGTGAATATATCTGCGTATTTGATGACATTGTTCCGCATGATTTGTGTGATGCTATATTAGCAGAATACTCAAATCATGAAGAGTGGCAACTGGCTCCAGTTGGAGCAAACAGCAGTATCGAAACATCAATTAGAAATGTAAATCAAATTGCTATTTCTTTTTCACCTGTAATTGAAAAGAACAAAAGCGTAAGATCAGAATTAGATCAGAAACTGTTCGAGGCTGCTGGCAAAGCAATATCACTTTACAACTTAAAATTTCCCGATGCTAGTATTCAAGAAGATACTGGATATGAATTATTAAAATACGAAACTGGTCAATTTTATAAACTGCACACGGATCATTTTAAGCAACAACCAAGAACTATTTCTTGTTCCTTTGCATTAAATGATGATTACGAAGGTGGTGAATTTGCATTTTTTGATAACAAGTTTAAGCATAAGTTGAAAAAAGGGTCTATTATTATGTTTCCTAGTAATTTTATGTTTCCACATGAGATATTAGAAGTTACAAAAGGCACTAGATATGCAATAATAACCTGGTTTATTTAATATAGCATAACGAATAAATATTGCTAAATTAGGAACCTACATGCGAGCTGCTGACATTATTAGAGATTTATTGGATATTATAGAACGTATCGATGGGGAAGAATCTCCTGCGGCGGCGGAACAACAGCCTGCCAGTGCAACTGCCGCAGTAGCTACTGGAGTAGATCAAAATAGATTTAGGCAAATTTTAGATTTATTAACTGTACAGCCTAAATTGTACGATAATAGCCCAGCAGAAGTAGTGGCCAGTTTAGACAGCGTTACTATACACGCCGGCGGCGGACTAAATGGTCCTAAAAATCCTGCTGATATGAGAGCCGACAGTGCGGCAATGTATCCGACTATGCAAAATCCGGCGGAGTAAACATGACTATCCTAGTTCAAAGTTTCCTCAACAGTGCTACAAAGTTGTCTACCACCGCTACCACATCAACCAGTGTTGCACAATTAAAAACATTGGTAAATGCTATAGAAGGTGTTAGCACATCTACTATGCAGTTTTACATAGTAAATCCTTCCACAACTTCTACAGCATTAGTCAGTGGCACGCTAGGATCTTATGGTATCACCACTGCTACTACGATTTACAGTAGTAATACTATTTCAACAGCTACTAGCAAAGTAGACAGGCAGTTAGCCAAGTTAGAGCTTGCACAGTTACGCAGACAAGCGGGCGGGGATACTAGTTCTACTTTTTACAGAATTCGCAACGTCTATGACATAGATTTACTGGCGGACAAATACACCAGTAATACCAGCACTATAGGAACTACCAGCACATTAGTTGTTGGTCGCCCGTGGCCACCAGTTCTTGGTATGGATGATCCTGCCAATATCGCAGAGCCCGAAGCCACTGCTTGGGTGCTAATGGATGGCCCGTATGGTGACGAGTACGGTTTCTACGCCGGCCAAAGTTGGCGCAAGTTAGCTCCGATTGGATACTCCCCGTGGTCGGCATCTCCGCCATATCCGGCTGACACTTATACTTACGGTAGTGAAACTGTACGCTTTGATGGTACAGTGTGGGTTTATGAAAACTTAACAGGCGTAATTGCCACCGGCGGTGGCCTGGGTCAATATCCTTGGCAAGCCACTTGGACTGGTTCATATACAGCCGCTAAAGTAACCAGCACATACGTAAAGACAACTAACTACCCAACGGTACCTTAAAAATAACTATAAGTACATATATGAAAAAACTATTATTAACCCTACTAATTGCTGCCGCAGCTCTGCCTGCCCTAGCACAAAAAACACCTCAAGGCGTTACTTATGACGCACAAATTATTAGAGTAACGGATGGCGATACAGTTGTTATCGCCGCACCCTTTCTACCTAAACCCCTTAAGCCCGAACTTGCGGTACGAGTCTATGGCGTCGATACTCCGGAAAAAGGATTTAGAGGTCAATGCGACAGCGAAAAGCAACGTGGTGAAGCCGCTAGCGTTTTCACTAAAGGTCTCATTAATGCCAGCCAACAGCGACAGGTCATTCTATATGGTTGGGATAAATTCGGTGGCCGTGTTCTGGGCGATATCATTCTAAATGGACAGAGCCTACGTGCTCAATTGATTGCTAACGGATTTGCCCGTGAATATTATGGCGAAGCTAAACAAAGCTGGTGTAACTAACTTATTTTTATCCAAAATCAAAGGAGTCATTGACTCCTTTTTTTGTCTGTGTTATTATATACGTACTTAAATATATTATATGAAAACACTCAACATTGCAATAATTGATGTCATCGGTCTACCCTACGATGGCACAACGTTATGGAAAAAAGGAATCGGCGGAAGTGAAAGCAGCATCATCAGTGTTGCAAGAGAACTCAGCAAGCTAGGATTCAAAGTTACAATTTTCAACGACAACAACAAAGAAGGTGCTAGCGAAGGATTCTATGACGGTGTCGAATATTGCGAAATTCGCAGACTGAGAGAACGAGAATTTAACTTCGATGTTGTTATCAGTCAACGCACTGTTGTTCCCTTTACTCCCGCACATCTTTACGAACAGGTTAATCAACCACCTCCACGCAATCATGACATCAGCACTTGGAGGCAAGTACAACGCCCTGGCCAATTAAAAGTTCTGTGGTTACAAGACACATTCTGCTGGGGAGACCATATTCTCGAAGAACTAGTGGTCAACGGCTACATCGACGAACTGTTTACACTAAGTGATTGGCACACTGCCTATACTACACACAGTATTCACGGGCCCCGTCGTAACGTCGAAGTATTAAAGAATAAAATATTTCAAACACGAAACGCCATGAATCGCTGGATTGAATGGGTTGACATTAAAAAGAAAGATCCGAATCTGTTTGTTTTTAATGCCAGTGTGACCAAGGGCATGGTACCATTGCTTGAAAACATTTGGCCCAGATTAAAACAACAACTACCGCAGGCAAAATTAAAAATTATTGGCGGATATTATCAGTTTCCTAACGAGCCATTAAATGAAGCAGGTCAAACTGTTATGCGTCTACAAAAGATGTACGAAGGTGATGCCAGCGTAGAGTTTACTGGTATTATTCCGCAACCGCAAATTGCTGAAATCATTGCCAATGCCAGCTACACTATCTATCCAGGTGCGTTCCCCGAAACTAGTGGTATTGCTACTTTAGAAAGTATTAACTATAACACCCCTGTGTTAGGTACAAGATTTGGCGCAATGGAAGAAACTGCAACTGAAGATGCCAGTTACTTTATTGACTATGCAATTGTACCCAACGGACTGTTTCCTAACATCAATGCTCCAGAGCAATTTGATAAGTTTGTAGACATGGTACTACGTGCAGTACACAATCCCTATCTACATCAACAAAAACAATATGCCTGTAATGCTGTTAAAGATGTTAGCACATGGGATACTGTTGCTGTACAATGGAAACAACACTTCTATCACAAACTAGGACTCACTCTAAGTAAAGAAGAAAAGGATCGTGCAGATTGGATTAACTATCGCGTACACAAAGTATTTGGTCGTCGACTGATGAACGAGGAAGAAAACATTGTTCCTCAAATTACTGTACCTGTTTACAAAGACAAGAATAGAGTAAGATTGGCAATTGTTGATATCCCTGGAATGAGTTACGATGGTAGTACATTGAACAGACGTGGACTTGGCGGCAGCGAAAGCGCAGTTATCTTAGTTGCTAAGGAACTGGCCGCCATTGGATTTGATGTAACAGTGTTCAACGGTTGCAATGAAGACGACAGTACACCCGGTACATACAATAATGTAGTGTATAGGCCTATCTCAGACATTGAATTCGATTCATGCGAGTTTGATGTGGTTGTAAGCAGTCGTACTATGATGCCATTTGTAACTGAACCATTCTATGGATTAGAAATTAGAACTGCAAGACGATATCCTTATGATATGTTTAAGAAGTTACGCAGTAATGCCAAAATGAAAGTATTCTGGATGCATGACACTTTCAGTTGGGGTGATGAAGTATTGGAAGATCTAATCACTACCGGAGCAGTTGACGAAGTTTGGTGTCTAAGTGATTTCCATTCTATGTACGTCATGAACTGTAATCATGGCAGACCGCGCAACTATGAAGTGTTGCGTAAGCACATGTGGATAACCCGTAACGGTATCCGTAAATATTTTGACGATGTTGACCTGGACAAGAAAGATCCTAATCTATTCTTCTTCAATGCTAACATGAGCAAAGGCCTAAGCCCGTTGCTACATACAATCTGGCCCCGTGTAAAACAGATCAATCCAAATGCCAAACTAAAAGTAATTGGCGGCTACTACAAACTAGGAGATGCCTTTGGTGAGGAAG